CTACCCGCCACCACGGCGAATTCCATCGACAACCGCTTCGCACGCCAGGCCGGCTATTCGGCTTCGCTCAAGCGCTGCTGCGCAGCTGCCCGCCATTCGGTCAGACTCTTCAAGCAATCCCCCGAGCACCACGACGGCAGAGGTTCCTGCCGTGCGCTGCTGGGCAGCGATGGTGTCGCAGGTGGCTGCTCGGCCGGCGCGCACTCGGGCGATTTCACCCCGCAGCCCACCAGCAGCAGACTCAGCAGCATCGGCGCGGCCTTGGGCCAGTTCCAGTTTCTGTCGTGCACTCTCACCCTCCTCGTCCGCCACGGCCTGGCGGCGTTGCTCTTCCGTTCTTGCCTGGGTTGCGGCGCGCCGGTCGCGCTCGGCAACCTGCAGGCGGTAGTCGGATAGGTCGCTCTTGGCCTGAATGGCCTCGCCCTGCGCCACCACCACCCGGTACTGCTGGCCGCCGACGACCAGAACCAGGGCGATCAGCCACCAGCACCAGGCCGGCACCGCGCCGAGCCAGGTCATGCCGCCATCTCCCCGCCGCAGGCACTGAACATGGCCAGCAGCTGATCCTCTGGTTGCTGCTCGGCGCCGCGCTCGGTCTCGTAAATACCCAGCAGTGCAGCCAGCTTGTGCTCGCGCTGGCCATAGCCGGCCCCGGGCAGGCTGGCCCAGATCGGCGCCGCCTTGGCGATCGCTTCCTGGATCCGGCCGGCCTTTATCAGCGGCAGCGCACCGCACTCGGTCAGCAGCTTGATCGCGGCCAGGTCCTGGGCCTCGGGAATGAAGCGGCCCTTGAAGCCGTAGTTCTTCACGATGGCGTCCCAGGTACGAGCCAGGAACTGGTAACGCCCCGCGGCGGTGCTGCTGATCTTGTAGCGCGGCAGAGGCACCAGCACGCGCGGGTGATTGTCGTAGCCGGCAAACAGCTGGCCCCCAACTAGGACGTTGTAGCCGTCATCGCTGGCCTTGATGGTAGATGTACCCTCGGACCAGGCGAGCATGTCCAGGAAGGCGAGAACGTTCGCGCCGCCGGCATCGGCGGCAGTAATTCGAGCCATGATCTTCTCCAGGAACAAAAAAGCCCGCGACTTGGCGGGCTTGTCTTGATCTAATTCACGGATTTGCAGGTGGCTCATCACCCGCCCAATAATACCGATATGCATTAACACGCAACACATCGTTGGCTTTCAGTGATATCCCTGCGACGGCGAACGGATATTGTTTCTTAGCGGCTGATATATCTATCACACCAGAGAACGGCATATCAGCATTATTTATAGAAAGACTTGTAATACCGATTGTCTGGCCGTACTTGTAATTTGACCACGACACCTTCTGATGTGATTGCGCAGTCGATGTAATAACCCTTACTGGATAACTGCTACCAGTAATATCGGTCCACGCCGAATACTTGTCGCCACCCACGACCTTTTGCATCAATCTGCTGCCCTGGTGATTTAACGGTGCGGCCTGAGCACCCACAAGGGCGAATGACTCTATATCCGTATAAGGCTTAACAGTTAACTGAATAACTGTCTTATTACCTATCATTGAGTAGCTAACTTTAACTAATCCTACAGCCGCACCTCCCAGCGATGGCCTGAGGATTTCATAGGTGTCTACGATTAACACCCTAGGGACTACCTGAAATTCTTTCCCAAGAACAGCCGCGCTGTCCGTAGTAACAGATAGTGAGACTCGCCTTACCGCAGGATATACCTGTTTGATGGTTTGCGAGGAGGTAGGTATTATCCTTGAGCCTAACGCCTCTGACAGGTTGCCAACAGGAGCAAGCTTCATGTCCCACTGCCCTTCGCCAGGCTCTATGTGAGCAACGTAGCTTACAACCCCTGAATCGAAATCCTTTATTCTGAAGCCAGTACCCTCGGAGTCAAACCACAGGCTACCAATGTCATTAGCATTGACCAATCCATTTTCGACTGAGGACTGGCATGCAAAATATTCACCATGGTTGGCGCCGATGTATGACCCCGCAATCTTTAAGGGTGCAATATCATCGGCTTCCGCAGATATCAAGTACCCACTGCTGAATGGGTAGTTCCCCAGAGATGAAACGATTCGTGCGCCTGCGAGATTTACGACTTCGTTCCCCCGCCCCATAGCGCTTAAATCTACCTTGCGAACCAAAAACCTATTGGTCCCGAACGATGATCTGACATATACAGACCCGTCAACCAGTGAAGCCTCTGTCACAGCCATAGAGTCACCCGACGCAAGTGCGGTGATAGCGAATGCATATGAGTAGAGAAATCTTTTCAATGTGGTCATACCGCAATTGACGTTACGCTAATCCTACCACATTAGATTCATCAAAAACATACGCCAAAACTAGACTGGGGCTACAGGCCAGTCAATCACTTCAGGATATCCATGCTGACCTGAAATTCTATTCAGTGCCACCCGGTATTCACGCCATAGATCAAGAGATGCAACCTCGTCATCAGTAGCAGATCCGAGATCAACAGCATCAATTAAAGGGGCCATTCGTAACGTGGCAGCAGATAACAGCGCGTCTATTTCCATGATGGCTATAGACTCTACGCTAGGAGTGGCTGCGGCTGTGAAGTCGGTATAGCGCTGATCACCAACATCCACCTCGATGACACCAGGCCAAATTTCAGGATCTTGAGGAGAAGCAAATGCACTAACCACATTTCCATCATTATCGATTTGCAAATAAACACTCATATCTCGTACCCCACTACATATCCAGCATAGGTAGGGGTACCGGCGCTAGATGATGTTGTAATATAAATAGTCTGCGGCGTCAGAAGCTCGAAGTTGGAGAAATTATTTCCTGCAGGCTGTCCTGCAGAAACTCCTGAGCTGCACAGCGCGCGGCCACTTTGAAGCTGGTTAGAGTCCATTACAACCGAAAGCAGGGATGTTGAAGTGCTTGTGATGGTCAGATTCCCTGACATTCTTTTGGCATTCCTGGGCACCAATGAAGCGATGTTAATAAGGGTGCCGGGCGCTGCCTGCGTTGATTGGGTCGTGAAAAGCTGGGTTTGAGGAATAGCTACTCTTCGATCGCTGACAGACCATCCTGCTTTGAATTGACCAGCCCCATTGGTCCCTAGCACTGTTAGCAACCCAGAAGCAGTATACCCGGCGGGCATATTGGCGCCGCCATAAATCTCAGGAGCCAGCGCAGATGTTACGTTGACCCCGAGCAGTGCTGATGCTTCAGTGATCGGATTGTAGATAGCATAAATGGCGACCCAGCCATTGTTTGGCGCAGCACCCGCATCCATCCCTCCTGCACCAACTGTGGCAAGGTTGATTGTTTTGTTAAGCCCAGCAAGCGTGTAACCCTGGCCGGCTGCCGCCACTTTAACAACAACCTCATCAGCCAAATACGTCGCCGTGGCAGATGCAGCAGTGATCGACATCCTGCCGTTGCGCACGGTTCCGACTACTGGGCCAGATTTCTTGATGAGGTCCCCAACAATCTGTTTGAGCGCGCTGAAGTACTGCGAGCTGCCTACCTGGTCTACCGAACCGTTCGCCTCGATGCCGGCGTCAGAAAGAAGGGACTGAAAGAACCCTTCTTTATCGTTCGCCCAATCCTTCTCAAGATAGGATCCGTCTTTTGCGTCTGGCGTCGTCCGATTCTTGAACGATCCCTGAGGATAGCCAGCTGATGGATTGCCGAACCGGCCTGGATACCGCTCGTTGAGCTTAAGTGCCATGCTATGCCCCTATATAACCGATGAATTCTGCGTCTGTGTCACCGAACTCGGCATCCATGTCGCCGAACTCGGAAATATTGAAACCTTCCAGGAATCCATTGAAATGGACTGCCTGAGGCTTTGGGACGAGCCCTGCGTTGAGCAAAGCAAATCGCTCTAAACTGGTAATCAGTCCGTAGAACTCAATGCTGAACGACATGTCTTCGCCGTCTGTTACGCGTAGCACCTCGGCGTTTGGAAGGAGGAAATTCATTCCTGCCAGGATGTTCTCGATCGTCGCATCACCGTTGTTCTTGACGATCTTTGCCTTTATTACGAGTCGATAGAGCTCGTCAGACAGCACGCCATCCTGGTCGATTGTCAGAGCACTGAACATGGCGTCGTCATCGCCAAATTCGGAGCCATCTGTCAGGTCGAAGTAGCCAGGATTGAGCGCGACAGTACCGAGGAAGCTTCTTGGCGCGACGACAATTCGCCCCAGCACGTTCAGCTGCTCGCCTTTGGCGCTGTCTATGTCGTAGCTCTTCCGGACGGCCTCGGCAGCCGCCTCGATACTGCCGCCAAGCTTTCTGGCAATCTCGTACCAAGCAACAGCATTTGGCTTGTTTCGGTACTCTGCATAGATCCTGTCTGGGACGTTCATCATGCGACCACCACGGTTATGTTGCTTTCCGTCCAGCGCGACATCTCGTTGTAGGCGATTGCCACATTTGCCTGAGCCCCATTTAACTCAAGCAGCGAAACATAGCTGTTACCGTACGCACCGATAACCTTGTTGATTGGGGTAAACATGGTGCTGAATGGCACCGTCTCACCGATGTCAAATCCGCTGATCTTGAAGCCAACGTCCGCAGGTATGAGGTCTCCGGCGGCAAACTCCATGACCGCCTCTTGGATCTGGGTGTCGATGTCGGACGGTAGCGTGCCGTCGCTTACGATGTTGATCACCACGTCCATGTCGACGTATATAGGTCGGCTGGCCCTGATTACCTTTTTGTTCGTTGGGTACTTCGGTGAGGTGACCTCAACCTCGAATGGCGTTCCGGCCTGATACAGGCGAGCCCCCGGGTTCTTCTTTAGGTAGATGCCCATGGCCACATCTGCATCAGTGCCGCCATCGACAATTACGGCCAATGAGTGCTCAGGCAGACCGTGAGGGTTATCTGGCGATACAGCAGCACTTCCCGTGTCGTTCTCGTAGACCTTGACCCTGCGCACGCCATTGACGCCGAACAGCTCACCGATCATAGAGTCGATCTGGTTGTTCCCCGGCTTACCCACCGCTGCAGCCCGGGTCACCCGAAGCTGCTCATCGCGCTGCTCGTCGGTGCCCGGCGTGGCTGGGTCCTGATTGGTGCACGACGCCAGGCCTCCTACCACATCCACGATTCGCGTGATTGTTCCTGCGTCAGCCTGGGTTGGCCCCACCACGGTGCAGGTCGCATTCACATCAACGGTTCCTGAGGAGTCGATGGTGACGGTTTGGTCGGTCGCCCAGCGGCTCCCCGTGGTTGTCGATTCGAATCGGCTTCCGGATTGGATCTCGGTTCCCGGCGTTCCCGCTAAGGTCAATGCCACGCTGGCACTTGAACCGCTCGAGCGAGTGGTGCCGGTGATTGAGCAAACGATATCGAGATCTAGGCCCTTGGCCTTGTTCGGGTCCTTCGAGTTGTATGCCTGGAGCAGCGTCTCGTCCAGCGCATAGAAGATCTCCGCGTCATGCGCCATTTTCAGGCCGTCAGGCGTGGATGGGTCAAGGTTCCACAGCGGGTCAATATCCAGGTAGAACTGCTGCTCTTGGGCGAACCAGTCGTTTTGCGTCTGCAGAACATAGCCAGTAGGGGTAAGGCTAGCCATCCAGTGTTACCTCATCCAAGCCGAACTCTGTAAGGATGCCGGCGGTCACGGTGTATGTTCGGTTGCTGATGTCGAAATCGGCGGAGAATCTGGTCAGACGGATTACTCCGGGCGTGTTCGCGATCCTGGCTCGCAAAGCCGCCTCGGCCGTAGAGAGGTTCTGGAATTTACCCAGAATCTGCTCGTACCACGGCGTGCCATCGGTGGTGTCACGGAAGTACTCGCCGAGGTACAGGCGCAGCCTGGTTAGCACCGTCTGCGCGATCTCTTCGCGCCCCGTGATGAACTGCTGGCCACGGGTGACGATGTCCCCGTTTTCGTCTAGCGCTCGAACCGTCATATGGTTGGCCCGTCAGAAATTTGGTTGCCCCGGGTGACGCCAAGGGTTCTGTGGTTGTTGAGAGAGATTCCCGCGGCGGTAACGACGTCGCCCTCTGGCGTGATGGTCAGACCGTTGATCAGGAAGGTTCCGTCTGCCATAAGCTCAAAAGAGCCTGCGCCGTTCTGCATGAGAATGGTGTTGTCGTTCTTCAGCCAGACGAGCTGCGTACCTTCCCTGTTCCGAAGGCGAACCCCGTTGTTCTGGAAGTCAGGGAGGGCGTTCGGCTTAGATCTGAAGCCAGGGATGAACATGGCGTCCTGCATGTTATGGAATCGACCTACGGGATTCGCAGCAACGCCACCGCTTTGTATCCAGCCGTCAATACAACGCTGGGAGAACAGGATGTCGCCCTCGCAGCCAGGGTCTATCTGGTACTCGACGCAGTAGTCTCCACCCGGAAAGAGAACTGGCACCTCAATGATCGGCGGCACGGTGAACTCAGCACCGTTGATGTCCACCCGCAACACGCCTACTTGGACTTGGGCTAGCTGGGTTGCGCCATCGAACGTCAGCACATGCCCGGGGATGGACGTGCACACCCCCTTCATCACCTCACGAAAGGCGTCACGAAGCATCTTGGCCTGCTTGGCGCGGCCTTCTGTTCTAACCATGCGGACCTCTGGATCTCGGTGCGTCGGCGCGAGATCAGCGGACGAACTGCTGTCCTCGCATATAGGCGGTGTTCACTGAGGCGACGGCCTCCCCGCGGGTGATTTTCCCGTCCCGATTCACGTCGAGACCGGAGTTGGCCGCGTATTCGCGCTGGTATGGCCCAGTGTCGCGCTCCCACATCACGTAGGAGTCGGGCCGACCTACTGCGACAGGCCACAGGACGGCTAGGTAGGCGTCGCCGAGGTTGCGGATTCGCCCCGCATACGTCTGGTAGTAAGCTTCGACATAGTCCAGCTGGCGCACCGCAGTCATGCGCGCCAACTGCGCTGTGGTGGTGCCCAGCCCGACTGCAGTCGACTCGATGAACTGGATCAGGCCGGTGGCAGAACTGCCTGGGTTGCGGGCTGCCGGGCTGAATGTGTAGCCCGTCTCGAAGCCCATCACGGCCATGAGCCAGTTCGGGTCGATCGACTGCCGTCCTGCAATCTCCCGAGTCTTTACCCGGAACGCCTGGTCAACCCTGGCACCCCAGATCAGCTTGCCGTTTTCAGGCGTGGCAGATTGCGTCAGCGGCGGCGTAGTGCCGGCGCGCAGCCCGTCGATCTCGGTTTTCCACGCGTCACCGTGCGAATCACCGGAATGCTTCAGGGCAAAGACGTTGTATTCGCCGTTGGCGCTGGCATCCCCACTCACCTCCGACACATAGAGGTTGCCGGTGTTGAACGTGGCGAACTCGCTTTCCACGTTGATCTTGCCGTTGATGCGCATGGACGGATTGAGCTGAACGGAGACAAAGACGCCCAGGCCGTCCGGCCCTCTGGAGATCTCAGGAATGCCGATCATCCCGCTTAGTTGGTCGACTTTTACCGGGCTCGCAGTACGAGGCAGGTCAGGCTTCGTGATAACAATCCTGCCGCGGTCCTGCATCCAGTCGAATTTGTAGGCGTAGGACAGATCAGTGAAGGCCGAAGGGATGTCGCCATCCACTACCAGCCCAGATGCAAGCGGCTTGGCATCGGCGAATTGGGAGTTGTCGATCTCTATCGGAAGCGGCCACGCCCGGGCCAGGGCGCGCAGAACCTCCTCGATCCTGGTGCCGACACCGAACGAGATCTGCGCCGATGCGCGGTCAACCGCTGGCTGGCCGGACCTGCAGATCAGCCTGGTGGTGATCTCCGGTGCGCCAGGCTCGCGCTCTCGCAGCACGTTTGTCACGTAGCCAGTGAATACCGCGTCGATGTTGTCGGTGTAGCCGGCGCGGAACACGATGCTTGACCCCTGCGCTACAGCCGATTCCTTGTTGATGTTATAGAGCCGGATGTCGGCGAAGGAGATCGCATCGCCAGGCGAGATGTCGATATCGAACACGCAGCGGAACTGCCTTGGTCCGACCTGATCAGTGATGTAGGGCTGCCCGTTGATGTCAACGGACCACGCTCTCTCTCTCATGTGCTCACCAAAGGCGGTACCCAGACCAGGTAGTTGTCGATCCCGAGGTTGTCGAGCGTGACGTCACTGCCGGTGAACACCAGCTGCCCAATACCGGTTCGATAGCTCTGGATCACATCACTACCCGGCTCGAGCATGGCCCCCGAAACGATCCTGCTCCCGTCACGCAGCAGATTCATGGACCAGGCAGGGCTATCTAGGTAGGAGATGAAATCCAACTCGAAATCGATGAGGCTATCCCCAAGCTGAACGGAAAACCGCTGGTGCGCATTGGCCGCGCCGGACCGAAGCGGGATCACGTTCATGATACGACTCCATCGAGAATGTTGTTCACGGCCTGGGAAACGCTGTCAGACGCTTCTTTCGCGATCGCCTGGCCCTTGCTTACCACTCGCGCTAGGGCGCTCTGTGATGGATCGCCGCTGCGCAGCTGAGACACAGAGCACTGCGTGCCTCGAGCTATACGGTCAAGCTCGATGATCTCCTGAAGTTCGACCACGAACTCAAGTCCGTTCTCGTTGCGCGGCTCCTTCGTTCTGGAGATGCGAGTGATCGCCATGTTCTTTAGCGTGATGTCGCCAGCATCGATGTCGAACGGGTCGGACGACTGCATTAGCCAGATCAGGAACGAAAGCGTGCTGCTGCCCCTGGTCTCGTCGCTGCCCGCCAGCCAGCCGGCAGACAGCCCGGACACTGCCGATACGAACGGATTATCCGAGAGGTTGGAGAGTGCACCGCCTACAAAATCGGTCAGCTGGGTCTTCACTGGGTTGTTGCTTATCGCGCCGGTCATCGTCCATTTGAAGGGGTTCAGGATTCGGTGGTCCGAGATCCTGACGCCTGACTCAATAGGGAATGAGGTCACCGTCACAGATACATCAAGGGAGTCCTCCAGCACCGCGTCGAATGAATACCCGGCGATAGTCGGAGCCTGGCGGGTGAATATGTTGACGATACTCAAGGCTATCGCTCCGTCGTGGTCGCCAGGTCGCTAAGCGTTTCGTAGTTCTGGCGCTCGTTGATCTGAGTGATTTTGCTTTCAAGGGCCTGCCCGTCAAGCTGGATCGTCATGTCGAAACTGTTCTGCACCTTTACCGGCGACTTGCTCAATGCGTCTGCTAGGGCTGACGCATTGGCCTGGCGGTCTTGTTCGCGGTACTCACGGTCTACCGGCGGAATAATGTCGTCAACTGACCTGTTGCCATAAGCTAAAGCCTCAGAATGCTCCCTGCGCGAGAACTCTGGTCCCTCATTGTCCATATCACGCGCAGCGCTTGACGGATCGAAGTACTGTGGCTCTCCGCGCTTCTCGCTAGGCGTGCGCGTTTCTCCATGATCGTCTACGGAGTTCGAGTATGTCGTTTCTGGCGCTACCTCATCAGGTAATCCATCGCCAGGCGCCAGCGCTTCATTGATAAGCTGCAGCGGGCTTTTGATTGTTTTCAGACCGGTGATGTCTTTCAGCCAGTCGTCGAACTCACGGGACGCCTGTCCGTAGCCAGGGAGCTTCCCGTTTAGGTACTCGCTCAGCTCGTTTGCGCCGACAGCGCCCCCTACTGTGGCAAGTCCAAGCGTGCCTGCCGATCCAGCAGCCCCACCGAGGGCGGTCAAACCGATCTTGGATGCGGCGGCGCCGGCCAGCGAGGCCCCAGCCGAAACGCCCAGCGCCGCGGTGGCGCCATCGTTCTCTGCCGCGTAGTCGATTACCTTCGAGATGCCTTCGCGGTTATTCTCGATCAGCTTATTCAGCCAGTTGCTCGCGCCGATTAGGCTTGGCAGGAACTTCTCAGCCAGCTCATTGCGGACACCTTCGATGGTCAGACCCAGCTCTGCCGAGCTCTCACGCAGCTTCCGGCTGTTGTCCGCAAGGCCGTCGATATCGCCAGACAGGGCGTTAGCTTTCTTGGAAAGGTTGTCGAGCTGCTCGGCGCCACCGGATAGGGCCCTGAACGTCGCATCAGACAGGCCGAGCGCATTCTGTACCTGCGAACGCTGCCCCTCATCAAGGCGCGGGATCATGTCGGACAGGGCCCGCATGAACTCTTCACCGGTACCTGTCTGGTAGAGCGAGCTGACGTCTATGCCGGCGGTGGCCAGATCGCCAACTGGGCCGGCGTCGCCCTTCAGGCGCAGATTGTTCTGGATTTCCTCGAAGCGAGTTATCGCCTCAAGGGCTTCGCTGGCCTCTCCGCCCATCAGCCGGATGGCGTTGCCGTAGTTGTAGACGGCGTTGGTCGAGGTTCGAAGGTTCTGCGTTGATGCCGCCAGGCGGTCTACACTCGTAGCCGTGGCGGCGATGCTGGCAGCGCCAGCGCTAAAGGCGCCGACCAGCGCCCCGGATACCTGCAAGGCGCGGCCCTTCAGTCCCTGAAGGCTGCCGGAGATCTTCTTTTCACCCGCCTCAAGCCCTCGAGTGTCATAGCCAATCCCGATCAGGAAGGACTTAAGCGTCTTGACCGACATCAGCTGTTCCTCTCTTCATGCGCTGCCAATATCTCGTCCAAGGCCTGGTGGAAACGTTCCACATCGGCGATAGACAGGGTTCCGTCAACCAGATTGGCCCATGTGCACAATGGCGGGCACAAGCCCGCAATTCCGACGCAGGGCCGCATCAGGAACCAATTTACTGCGCTGCGCTTTCCGCCTGACGCCGCTTTTCTTCTGCGTGGGCGACGCGCAGCCAGTCGAAAAAATCCCCGAGGTTCCAGCGCAACAGTTCGGCTAAAAGCTGGTTGTACTGCACCATCTTCCCGCTGAAGTCGGCAGCGGTGACGGGCTGGCTTGTGCCCGCCACCAGAACGCGCCCCATGAGCATGCTTGCCGCCTGGGCTTTGGCTGCCTGGGGCATAGCCATGAACATCGGAACCAGGATCGAATCATCCAGATCCTTACCGATTGCGGCTGCGGTCATGGACCGCTCAATGAGGCCTGCCGACAAGAGCGACATCATCCGGTCCTGATCCACGGCGCTGGCCATGGCGGCGTTGTACTGAACGCCGCCGACAGTGAAGGATTTAACGCTCATCCATTACCCCCGGGTGGCTTCCCAGATGTTGAACTGCATCGTGAACTGGTCATCGGTGATGGTGGAGCCACCTCGGCCGCGCTGGCCGTCATTGACGATCACGCCCTCAGATCCGAGAGCGGTTTCGAGAGTACCGATCTGGGTTACCGATACGGTCACGTTGGCGTTCGAGTTGAACAGGCCCTGCATGTAGGCCGAATCCGACGAACCAGGGTTGAGATAGATGTTTACTTCACGCCCAGGGTTGATGCGATCCAGGCGCACCGCGTTGCCACCCTGACCACGGCGCAGCTGGCTCTTGGCGTCGATCGGCGCATCGGTGTATGGAGTGGCGGTCTCGCCCCAGTCCTGTATCTGCCGACCGTTGACGGTGACGACGAACAGGTCTGTCGAAAAGTTGCTCAGGCTCATTCAGGTCACCTATTAGTAAACGTCGAGGTCGACATCGACAGCGTGGATGGCTCCCGCGCGGAAGAGCCGGATGCGCAATGGGGAAGACTTCCGAGCGTTTCGATCAGCATCAGGAAGATCAAGGATGTCTTCGGGCTTTGTCAGGAACTCAAAGCCTGCGGTGTATTTCGTCTGCCCATCATCTGGGTCGACGTAATTACGGGGTCCGAGATAACCGTTATTGACAAACGTGCGCATTACCACGCGTCCCTCTCCAATCAGGACGGCCTGGCCAGTTGGGGTCTGCATGAGTTTCGTAACCTGAGAGCCAAGCGTGTTGTACAAGCCGGTCACGAGGTAGTTGATGCACGCATCCAGATTCACCACGTCATCGATGAATTCGCCATAGGTGCTGTGAGTAAACGTGTTCAGCCAGCGCCCGGCATCGACCGACCCCTGGTTTTCCACGACCGTGTAGAAAACTGCCTTCTTCTTGTTGCTGAGCATCGCTGTATAAGCGGTGTCCGGGAGGTCTTCAGCAACAACCCCGGAAGATTTTTTGAATTCACCGGTGATGGTCGATCGGTCAGCGCTGTAGTTCACCGCGGCGAAGTGCTTGGCCAGGGCCGATCCGGCATAGGCATCTGTCGCATGCGCAGCGGTGTAGACATGACGGAAGCCTGCAGTGGTCAGCTGAGTCGCGATATCGTCCACATCTGCTGGGTCGCGTATCTCGGCAGCCGAGGCTCCAACTTGGTTGTTGATGAGCATGCTGCCGTTGTCTTCGCACCATTGCGCGACTGCCAACACATCAGCCTTCACGGCTAGAACTGGAGCCGTCCACATGGTCCAGTACCACCAAACCATATTGCGAGCTTTGTTCAGTGTTGCAACTCTCGTTGCATCGGCAGTTGCCGAGCCCCACACCTTGACCTCGCGGGTAGCCGGAACGCCACCAAGCCATCGTTGAGCGGCCTTGTAGGTCTCCGTAGTATCGGCGAAGTCTTGAGCTAGAGATGTCAGGTTGAAGTACGAGCGGTAGGTATCTGGCTCGAATCCGTCTGGCAACTCGGTTTCAGGGGCGAACACCATGGCGCTGGCAAAGTTCGCATTGCCCAGGCCTGCCGGGCTAATCCGGTAGTTCACCCGGATGATATTCGTTGCTGGATAGCTCACTGTGCTAGCTCCATTTAGTTATGTCGGGTAAAGGTCTACGTCAACGGTCTGAATGACTTCAGCTCTCTCGTTCTCGAAGATCAGGCTTGTGCTCAGGATGTTGTTGACGACCACGACACTGCTGGTCTCGTACATCAATCGGAGGGTGATCTGGGCGCGCTGCTCGAAGTTGGCCGATTGCAGCGACGTGAGGTTGTTGACGCCGTCGGCGCCGTTCCAGCCGATTTTGGCTTTGAACAGCATCACGCTGACGTCGGGTCGTTTGTTCGCCTGCTTCAGCCGCTCGGCGAACATCAGGGCCTGCCCGCGGTAGAAGTTCACGCTGGCGGCGCACATGATCTGCGCGCGCACATCGACCTCCACTTGGTCGCCCGGAACGTCCCGCGACACGATGTTGGCATGGCCCCGCTCGCTCACCGCCTGGCGAGTGGTGATCGTGGCGTATGGGCCTTTCGGGGCGGGCATACTGCCTGGCCCTGCCTGGTCGGCCAGGATGCATTCAGGAACGCCCGTGGCCAGCAGCACGATGGGGCGCAGAATGGCGAAAAGTTCTTCATTGGTCATGCAGGACCACCATCTTGATCGTCGATGCGGCTGACGATCACCTTGCAGTAGTTCCGCCAATAGCGGTTATCCACCTTCACTGCCTTCCATTGCTGACCCAGGAATTCCCAGATGCCGGTCTGGTCAATCAGCTGCATGTCGCCTTCGTTGACGTAGATGCGGCGGGCATCGACGATGCGCTCGCCGCCCTGGCGGATGAAATCCACTTCGCGGTCAGTGGCCGGCTGGATGTTGACGACGTAGGGCGAAGTCACTGCCACGCCTGGAACCCATAGGCCGTTGACGTACTGCCCAGCCGAGGACGTACGCGTGGCCGGCACGCTGACGAATACACCGTCGATGTGGCCTTGCATGGAAAGGCTCATTCCAGGCCCTCCGACATAGGCTCAGCGGAAACTTTGTGGGTGACCGAGGCGCGCATATGGCCATTGTCGATCAACGGGTTGTCGCTGCCCTTCTTGCGCACCGTCGAGGCAGCATTCGGCGGCGTGCGAAGCTGGGTCATATAGACCTTCACCTCACCAGCAGCGATAACGCCAACCGTTTCCAGTATCTGGTCCATCGACTGGTCAGCATTCAGGCCGGCCTCGATCGCATCGAGGATTTGCGGCGTAGCCTGCTGCACTCCAGGCTCAAGCCATGGCCTGGCCGGTATCGTGATGTTGTGCGGCTGCGTGACTCCGAGCTGCATGTATCCGGTACCGGTCTTGAGGAATCGCACCTCGTCGCGGTCGGCGGCGGCTTTAGTGGCATACCCGTAGGATGTCCCGCCGGGGTGCTTCACTTCGGCGCCGAACTCATGGGTGGCACCCAGTCCGGCCATCGTGATGTCGCCCGACTCGACGTCGCCGGCCTCCTCATGGATGCCAACAGTGACGATCCTGTCGGACCGAAGAGTGGCGAGCTCCTTCGAGAGTTGGTCCTCCAGCTCCTGGAAGCCAATCAGGTCGAGAGTGATCATCAGACCGCCTTGGCGCCCATTCCGGCGCGCTTCTTGAGCCGGTAGAACTGCTGCCCGTAGTTGGTGTAGGTAAGCCAGTCGTTGCCGGCGTCCATCATGGCCGCGACGCGGTACCCGATGGACTCATCCCCTACGGCCTTTTGCGCAACGTTCAGGCGTGCATCCGAGTTTGGCGGTGATCCCGTGCCCAGCGTGCCGAAGTTCGTGGCCAGCCAGTGGGCGGCGAAGTACTTCATGCCACGCCACTTGAAGTTGCCGCAGGCCAGCTCAAAGCCCCCCCATCGGCAAGAGCCGGTCTCGGTGTCGGCTTCGCACAAGGCTTCGGTGATCAATGGGTCAGGCCATTTGGTAGCGTCGGTAAACGCGGCCAGCAGCGGGTCGGCACGGAAGGCCGCCAGGATCTCAGGAGTGATGATCATGCGACGCTCCGTGGTTTGAGTAAGTGGGCGCCGGGCGCCCGGTGATTACGCGGCGGAGGCTTTGGCGATTTCTTCGCGCAGGCGCGCTGCGCCCCAGGTCTTGTTGACCTTCACGCCGGCGCGACCCGCTTGTTCACGCAGGGCATCGATGTCGTCATCATCATCGCTGTCATCGGCCTCGAGTTCATCGGCACCGACGCGGCGAAGGTCGCCGTTCTCAAGCAGCGCCTTGACGAAATCGATCTTGGCGACCGCGTCTGGCACCTCTACCGCGGGGTTTTCACCCGGCAGAATCTGGTAGCTGGTCAGCTCGCCGTTGGCCACGTGCTTGATGGTGATCAGTCGTGCGGCTTCGTTCTTTAGGTACATGTCTTGTCCTCGCCTGGTTGTCCCGGCCGCCCAAGAAGGCCTCAGGCGTCCGGGTGAAGGGTTACACGTGGTCGCGATACGCGCCGGAGAACGGATAGCGGAATTCAACGCCGCTGATCTTGTACTCGCACGGTACGCGAACGCTCAGATTCCACATCTGCGGAGCCAGGGAGCGCCACGGGATCGGCACCTGCATGCCCAGGTTCTCGTCGTTCAGCTCGTAGGCCATCATGCGGTCCTTGTTGCCGTTGGACACGCCGTTGGCGGCGAGCTGGGCGGCGGACAGCTGCAGTCGTTGCTCGATGCGCAGCGCCTGGCCAGTCAGGCCGGTGTAGACGTTGTTTTCCTTCAGGTACTGCAGAACAGTTGTGTTCGGCAGCTCCTTCGACATCGGCATGCTGTTGATGCGCCGCCACCGCGCCGAGTCCAGCACGAGGGTGTTCGGCACGTGCACGGTGGCCGAGTTGGTCCAGATGTCGCCCAGGAAGTCATCGACATCCTCAACGATCTGCATACCAGTGGTGGCCGGGTCGAACCAGTTCAGGGTTGAGTTCGAAAGGGCCAGGTTCGGGTTGTTGAACGCGCCGGTCATGCCGCGAGTTGCGTCACCGAAGTACGCGATGCGCTGGGTGTGCTCTTGAGCCCCGCGGAAGGCAGCGCGTGCCTTGGTGGTGTCCAGAGGGATGCGCAGCTGCTGCGACTTACGCAGCTCATCCAGGCTGTAGTCGTACATGTTGCCGGCGTAGCCGATCGGCACGGACGACTTGTTGGCGGACAGGGCGACGTTCGGCAGGTCGTCGGCGCTGGAACCGATGAATTTGCCGATGGTGACGGCGTCGTAGCTGATGTAGTCCCAGCTGTCGGCCCACTCCGGCAATTCGGTGTGCACCGGGATCAGGTCGGCATAGTTGATTGCCGCGTACTTGGCCTCATAGACACGAGACTCCAGGCTTGCCAGCTGGCTGATGTAGAACGCCAGGCCGTCGTCGACTGTTGGAAGGCCGTCATTGAAGGTGACCTGCTCGATGTCGCGGCCCACCTGGTACGCGATTGCGGCGTCGATGGCTGCGACGATTTTCTTGAGCTTCATGATCGATTAGCCCCCGACTTTCAGAGAGATTTTCGCCAGGGCACCGGCCGATGCCGAACTGACCCATTTGGCGTTGGGGATCAGCACTGCCAGGGTGGCGGCAGCGCCGACCACGTTGGAGAACTGCCCCTGGTTGGTGCCGGTGCCGTCGCCGACGACCAGGTAGACCGGATCGTCCTTGGCTACTGCCACGCGGGCAGTCACCCAGATTGGCGCGACGGTCTCGACGGACATGTCGCGCTTGGCGACTGCGCCGAACGTTTCGTTGGCCTGGTAGGCACGGTTCAGCTCGCGCTTCACGACGCCGATGAACTGGGCAGCGGTCGATGCGGCTACCGGCAGCTTGGCGCCGTCATCACCGTCGCTCACGACACCCAGGCCGAACGCGATGTTCGCAGTGCCCTTGTTTACTTTGGAGACGGCGTTGGACAGTTCGCCGTCGGCGACCATGCCCGCATACGCGGCGCCGTGGTTGATTGCATTGCCACCAATGACTGGCATGATCAGGCCCCCTTAGGCTTGTGAGCGTTGGCGAGGTTTTGCTTGTGCTGCTGGTAGGCGGTCGGCTTGGCGTCAGAAGTAGGCAGCGGATTTGCGCCATCCTTGGCCAGCTGGGCCAGCTGGGCGAGGAGCACTGCGGCGTCACCGGTTGGCATTTTCGGCTTCTTGCCGTCTTTGCCGTCGTCTTCCTCTTCCTCCTCATCCTTCTCGGACTCGGCGTCGAAAGCGGCCTCGACGTAGGCAGCCGACTTGTCACCCCAGGCGACTTTCGGGCGGGCCACGACCAGCGCGGCGCGCTTGATCTCGGTCACGTCCAAGCTGTCGCAGGTGAAGCCGTCGCCGGCAACCTTGCGGGCCAGTGCCTGAGTAGCGCTGATGGCTTTCACGCGCTCAGCGATGGCTTCGTCGCCGGAAGCCTTGCGCGCGTCTTCCAGCTTCTCGTTGGCGGCGTCGGCGGCGGCCTGGGCCTTGTCGGCGGACTCTTGCGCCTGGCCGACCTTGGCCTCTGCATCGGTGGCACGCTTCAGCAGGCGATCGAACGAGTCGGCGACCAGCTGGGCGTTCGCAGGATCAGCAACATCAACGCTGCGCCCGCTATCGGTGGTGATAAGTACAGGCATCGTGTTGCCTCCTGGGTTATGGTCGAAGACGCGAGCGTTGCCGCCGGCCCTCGCTCTGGTGACCACTGCTTGGTGGTTAATGATGATGTTGCGTTGGATGTAGTCGTACGGCTCGCCAGCCATCTCAACGCCGTCAACGATGAATCCTGGCGTGACCCCAGCCCCCTCGATGTACTCAGCGGTGTAACCGGCCGAAAGCTCACACTTTCCGGAGTTGATGTCGTCGATGGTTTTCTGATCCTTGATGATCAGATCGCAGACGACGAAGTTGCCATCGCGCCGGCCAGCGCCGCGGACCTCGCCAACAGATACGGACTTGTAGTTCTTCGAGGTGACCAGGTCTTTTGGGTGGTCATTCGTGACCGTCGCGCCGTCGTATGTGCGCAGCGATGCGTCGCTGAATACCTCTTCTTCAGGGCGGTATACGCGGACGATGCGATTGGGATCGCCATCCAGGCCTAGCTCTCGGGCCAGGTATTCCTGAATCCCTGTCCTGGCCACCCGGCCCGGAACTTTGAGGAACCCCTCGTCGGTGTATTCCCTTTGGGTAATGCGGTACCCAGCCCGGTCAAAAACCGTGCACTTCATGTGGCGGCCTCGCCTTGGAGTGGGTTATCGGTAAACGCCTGGCGCTGTGCGGCCGGCGTCTTGATTGGCCTTGACCTCGCGCGCGCTTACTGGACGGGCGATGCAGCGGCACTGGTAGTCAGAGCCAGGCTTGATCGGCTGGCCTTTGTCGTTGAGCGGCAGGTTGTCCCAGCGATAGACGCCCTTGCCGTAGGCGGTCACCTTGTCAGCGATCTCGCGGTGTCGGTGCCGGACGCGGCGGTCTTCCGAGTCAATCCACTGGAAGTACTCGAAGCCGGCGTCCTGTTGTTGCTTCTCGGCCAGTTCGCCCTGGATCTTCCCGGTCTGGTCGCGGGCGATCACCCGAGCCCGGCGCTGCGTGATGCCGTACTGCTCGGACAGCGCCTTCTCGATGTAGCCAGGCCGCATACCGGCGCGCATGTTGCCCATTACCAGCGTCTGCACCTCCTCGAGGTACTTGGCCGGGATGGACTTGATGAGCTGAGCGTTCTGCTGGGCCGAGGCGTGCAGGTAGTCCTGCATCGTCTTGGAGCCGCTGAAGACGTCGATACCGACCGACTTCTTCATGTCCCGCTCGGACTTCTTCAGGGAGGCCTGAACAAACTCCCCGGCGATGCGCTGGGCACCGACTGAGACCCTTTCCGAACCCCATTTGGCGAACAGGAAGTTCATGGCGTTCGTGATCAGGTCGGACCAGGCGTCAGTGGTGGCCACAGCGTCCTGCGTGTACTCCGGCGCCAACTGGCGAACCAGCGGCATGATCTCCTTGGAGATGTCGGCCTTAACCTGCTTCACCAGGCGCTGCAGCTTGGCGTTGTACTGGATGCCGATCATGTCCATGGTCAGGCGTCCTTATCGTCTTCGCCATCCACCGGGTCGTTGAACATCTCCAGGTCCTCGTTCTCCTCCAGCGCGGCGATCTTGTCGTCGTCGAACTGGTAGAGCTCTTCGGCCTGCAGGCGGCGCTGAATCTGGCTGGTAGTGACGATCCCGCCGTCCTTGTAGAGGATGTCGGTCTCGGCCTTGGACTTGTTCGCCTGAGCGATCTGGACGATGTCAGGCTGCTTGAACGGGTTCCAGACGTAGTTGAAGTCGTCGATCCAGTGACCTGTGGCAGAGCGGACCAGAACCTCGTCCAACTGGCGCAGGCCGGGGTCGATCTGCGTCAGCCGCCTCGATGATAGGTGGTTGTAGTAGTTGGTGTCGTCGCCTTCGCCGTTGTTGCCCAGGCCCTTGGCCGACTCGCCGAACAGTCGGGTCACCGGGATGCCGGCGGCGCCGCTGATCCAGGTCATGAGCAGGTCGAGCACAGGAGCAACCCCGGAAAGCTCCAGGGTCTTGCGGTCGTACTTCTCATCGCCGTCAAGCAGCGCCATGTTGATGCTGGACTTCATCATGCTGAACAGGGCGTAGCGCTTGGTGATCGCGTCGTCCTGGTCGCTGGCCATCTCGTCCGAGAGACCTTCGCGGGTGATGATGTCGACGTTCGCCTCTTGCAGCAGCTCGGCAATGCCGTCCTTGCTCGCGACGATGTCCATCACGTCGTCCAGGCACTTGCGCAGCTCCGAGTCTCCCCATCCCTGCGTCTGCGCACGCTGGCGGCGCGGCAGCTTGGCCCCGGCGAACCGGGCGAAGTGCGTCCAGTGGATCTGCTGGGCGCCGGCGGCGATGGTGTAGAACTCCGGCTGCAGGTAGTTCGCGGCCAGGATGTTGGTCTGGTTCAGGTCCATCGCCGTCATGTCGAAGCGATCAACCACCAGCAGGCGGTACAGGTCGCCCTTTTTGATCTTCTCCGGCTTGAGCGGCTTGGTGAGATCCTGATTAGTCAGCATGAGGATGCCGGCGCCGCCGTACAGCCGGGCCCAGCTGGTTGCCTCGCTGACCATGGCCGGCAGCTGCAGGCGGTCTTCCTCAGCCCGGATCACATCCGCATCGTCGCACTTGAGGGTGCGCCACTCGCGGGTCATATCCTCGGCGGGGTAGTCGACAATCGCCCGAGCCAGCCATGAAGTCTGGTAGGCAGCGTCGAGCTGCTGGAAATCGTTGAGGAAGCCGTACTGGAACTGGTTGTGCGAGCGCTTGGCCTTCTGGGTGCCGAGGCCCGAAACCACGTTGACCAGGCCATCCGCAGACGACCTGATCGTAGCCTCATACTGCTTTGCGGCCTTCACAAGGGCTTTGCCCAGCTTCTTGTCGGCCGGCGCTAAGCCCTTCTTGCTCATGTAGTCACCAATGGGTCAGAGGAGTTCGCGGATTGAGCGCTTGCCTTTGATGTAAACCTCGGACAGGGCGTCAATCATCACGTCCGTCTGGTCGTCGTGCTTGTGGCTGTCGTCCGCGGTGAAAGACGCCACCTCACAGACGAATTCGTAGTTCTGGTCGTCGTCATAGGGCAGGCACACCAGCTTGGCGGCGTGGAAACCCTGGATGTCGAGCGCCCTGGTAAGCTTGTCGCGGTCGCGCGGAACAGGGGTTACCTTGAGCGGCAGGCGCTTCTCCATCTCCTGGATCAGGCCGGTGCCGCTCGATTTGTCCTCGACGTAGACCTTTCGGAGGATCCCGTTCTTCTTGCCGTTCTTGGCCCAAGCGCCCTTGACGAACGCCTCGAACTCTCTCCTGAGGGTCTTGGCATCCATCCGGCCGCGCTTTAGGCCCAGGCGGTAGATGCGGCCCTCGGCCACGCCCCACTCACCGAACACCGTCCAGTCGTTCCAGGTGTTGGTCTTTTGGGCGGTGTCAGCGGTGATAAAGCGGTAATCGTACTTGTCGGGCTCAGGCAGGTCGGCGCCGGCGTCCACATCGCCAAAGTACTGGAAGTCCTCAGCCGAGAAGATCCCGCCGTCCAGCGTGTCGGGGTCCTGCATGTATTGGCTGCTGAACGTGTACGGGTGGGCCGTACGGAGCGCGATCAGGTCATGAACGCTTTCCTTGGCCGGCCAGTACGACCAGTAGCCGTCAACCTGCTCAGACCCGCAGACGCACTTGATGCAGCGCTCGCGGATGCCATCGGGCAGGCTGTCGATGTACTCCTGGTTGACCAGGGCCGGGATCTTGATGTGCAGATCGATCTTCAGGCCCATGCCGCCAGACAGCAGGAAGGCCGTCGAGTCGTCGATGTGCCCGCGCTGCTGGATGGCAACGAACGGCGTGCCGCTGTGCGCCTTCCGGCTGCGCAAGGTGTTCACCAGGCGAGTGTGCGACTTGCGCCGCTTCGCCTCACTGAACAGGTCGTCGATCTTGTCCCAGTCGTCTGCCTGGATGTGGCCGGTGTAGCCATCACCCATGTAGCCGCCACGGACGCCCGTGATCTGGCCGCCGCTTGAGCGGCTGAACAGCTGGTGGATACGCTTCCCGTCCCGAGCCAGTGTCCAGTCGTCAACCTTGTCCTTCTCGATCTCGAAGGGATAGAACTCGCGGAACTCTGCAGACTTGACCAGCGCGCGACTGCGCAGGCTGTTCTCGTCGACCAGGTTCTTGGAATAGCTGGTGTTGAGGATGCGCACCCGGCGGTGCTTGACCATCGTGTAGACCGGCAGGTGGACAGACCAGAACTCGGTCTTGGTGCCGCCCGGTGGGATGTTCACGATGATGTTCTGCGCCTCCCCTACAAGCATCTTGCGGGCGGCGTAGTCGAAGTAGTGGTGATGCCAGTTGGTGCGGAAGCTGTCGCCCTGGGTGATGTTGAACCACAGGGACGTGAACGCCAGCGGGCTGTGCTCGCCAGCTGCTATCAAGGAGGCGCGCTCAGCGTGGCTCAGCGCGTCCCACTCGATAGGTTTGATAGCCATCAGTCCACCAGCTTGTCTACCAGCGCGGATACCAGCGCCTGATCCACCTGCTGAGGCGCCTTCGGAGTCATCGAGCCATCCGACGAACTCAGGTCAACCTGCTGCTTGTTGGTGTACGCACCGCCAGACTCTTTGGCGGCCTGCTCAAGGAGCTGTGCGGCCAGGGCCATGTTCTTCATGCCCTCAGCCCGAGCAGCCATTCGATCAAGCACGCGAAGCCGGTATGACCGGTTGGCGATAGGGATGTCGGCCGTGTCGTCGCGGAAGCGCTTGCGGGTGTCTTCGAACAGCACGCGCCACTTGGCAGCCAGGTTGGCGCCAGTGCTCTTGGTAGGGTCGTGCTGAGCCACCTGCTGGCGGGTGATCTCGATGTTGAATTCTTTCTTTACGGCCTCAGCAACCTGCGTCGGAGTATCGAAGCACGCCAAGGCCTGCACGATGAAGCCTTTAACTTCAGCGGTGAGGATGGCCATAGGACGGATTCCGTATCACGCCCGTGTCATATCAGGCCAGCTTGAGCAGGCATGTACCACAGGCTCTTGAAATGTTGATCTTGGCCACCTCAGGCGGCCGGCTTGCAGCGTCGATAAGCTGCTGTACGTCATGGCTCGGACCATACCGGCGAACCACACCGACGAACTCTTCGACGTCGTGTCCACGCATCTCAAGCTTGGGCATGCCGTCATCACCGAATGCAGGGGCGCCGTACTTATCGAGCTTGTGCCCGATGTGATAGAGCTCGTGCTCGACCAGGGCGCAGAACTCAGCCTCGCTGCACTGGGCGCAATAGTCGCCAGCCAGGGTGATGAGGAACTCTGGCTCTTCGCCGAACCAGTCCCGCATCTGCTGCTCTTGGCGCGCCTTCTGCCACCCGCCAGCGCGAATCATCAGCTGCTCTGCCTGGCCAAGCACTGAGCGCCCCTTCTTGCTGAAGGCAGACGACGCCCACATCACGCCGATGTTGGCGTCGATGAGGTGGGAGTGCTCGGGGTTGTGGATGCTTCCGGTTTCAGCCAGGACCTCGCGCTGCATCCACTCCCACATCTCGGGAGCAGGCGCAAGGATCAGGAATGGCGACTCAAGCAGGTCGGCCGGCGGCATTGGTCTGCTCATATGCACTCCCGCGCCACGAAGCGGCACCTATCTTTTTTGTGGCGCGATAACACCACTGGGGATCAGCGCCGCCTTGGGCAATCCTTCAGGCAGTGCTCGCAATGCAGGACTTGGCATAGCCAGGCCTTCACCCGTTGCCAGCAGGTAACCATGAAGATGTGCCGAGCACCTGCCAAGGCCAGCGTGGCGTGCATGGTGAGCACCGCCGTGGTCTGTCCGAAGAACAGGCTCTGGTTGCGGGCCGTAACGACAAACCCGCTGATGGCGATCGCTGAATAGATCAGCTTGCCGATCACCCCGTCGCGCACCCTTCCGCTCAGCACGCACCAGGTTGCCCAGAAGGCGATCAGGCCGCAGGCGATGGTGTTGATGGTTTCAAGGTTCATGGCTGGTTGCCTCCCCCGAACCTCTGGCGGATGAGCGCCCAAAGGTCAGCGGCTTTGATTGCCCGGTTGATGGCGGCAAGGAGTGAGCCACCGAAGGTGCCGAGCAGGAAGCCGACGCCAGCTACGGTATTCGGCTCGGTGACGCCCAGGTAGGAACTGACCATGCCCGTCAGGTACAGGGCGCAGGCAACGCCGGTGATCAGGAAGATCATCCAGGCGCGCCAGTCGGTCAAGTCGTCCTTGTGCCACCAGCTGGCGACGATCACGCCGAACAAGCCTGCAATCAGCAGATCGAGCCTGTCGAGCAGGCGGTGAAATGACTCCATGCGCTCGACTCCGTAACTGGGCATGAACAGAAGCCCCAGTTCGATGCGGGACTCTTGAGGGCCTCTGCAGGCAACAAAAAAACCCGGCTTTTTGGGCCGGGCTTTGGATGTTTTCGCCAAAGGCGAAATTATGACGATGGCGAAATAGTGCCAAAACACTCCTCAAACTGTCAAGCGGCTATTTCCTGTGCCTCGTCATTGCGTTCGCGGAGCCTTTCCACCACCCGGGCAACAGGCTTGAGGGCCTGCTTGTCGAGCTTATCGACCTGGGCGCAGAGCGCATCCCACACCTCCTGCCAATCTCTGGCCCAGTTTTGCGGGTTCATCTTCTCGCCAGTGCGATCCTCGACGAACATGCATACCGCCCCCGGCCCCATCGCCTCGCCGCCGTGCACGAGGATCTTGTGCGATTGGAGCGCAGCCATGGCCATCCAGTAGGCTCGCTGCTTCTTGCGGTCTGTGAGCGCTTCCAGGCCGCTTCCAAGCCACACCAGGCCATGAGAGATGCTCAGGTCGTTCCCACTGGCCACAGGCGAGTACAGGAAGTGCCCCAGGTGGCGCAGCGACTTCGGCAGGGAGTCGATCGCCTGGAGCACCAGGCCGGCGGTCAGCATGTGGGCACAGCGGTCGTTGGTGAGGCGTCGGCCTGGCCGGGTTTCCTGCACCCCTTCCTTGCGAACCTCATACACCTTGCACACCTCCTGACCGTCGTGGTTCTCGAGCATGACCATGATCTTCACATCGCCGGAACCGCCCTTCTTGCCCAGAGCAGCCTGCTCAGCGGCCACAGCCAGGGCGGATGCGCGGTTCTCGTGCAGTGCGTCGTGCCAAACCTGGCGGGCGCTGATTACTTTCATGATCGTTCTCCCTGGGTGCGATTGTTCTTCTTCAGCAGAAACTCTTCGTAGCAGCGCTTGCGGCGGACCGAGCCGGCCCATGACAGCGATAAACCACCCACCACCATGAGGGCGGCCAAAATCAGGTATCCCCATGCTGGTGTCATGCTGCTGCCTCCTGTGCCTGTATACGGACGCGCACAGCGCCGCCCTTGGTCGTTTCATTGCTCACCACGATCTGGGTGGCGAACACGTTGTCATCGATGCCCAGGGCATCTGCCAGGCCGTCACGGCCCGCCTTGAACATCGCCAGTAGATTGTCGTCGTCGCGTCGGCGGCGATCTGGCGGAACGAACTCGAGCATGAGGAGCGCGCCACCCTCCGGCGCCTGGATTCCGGCCTGCTTCGCCAGTAGGTGGCAGGCTGCCCGGTATGACTTGGCCGCCTTGCTCTTCCTAGTCCAGTGCACCCGGGCGTTCGGACTGCATGCGGCCGGCGGCCAGGGCAGTGTCAGTTCCTTCATGCAGCCCCCTTCACGGTGAGAATGCCGGCCCGAATCAGGGCCTCATGAGTTTCAGCGATTGCCCGCGGCATGTCGGACCAGTCCACCTCACCTTTACTCCGCCCATCGAGGGCGTCGTGGCAGGCGCTGCAGGCGTAAACTGCCACGGTGTCGAAGCCCTTCATGCCCATGCCCTTCTGCCCGCACGGCAGGTGAGCCAGCACGGTAGTCTCGGGGTTGAAGTTGCAGGTACCAGGGATGCGGACAGTGCAGTCCTGGCCCCGAGCGCTCTCGCGCACCTTCTTGGATACGACGCGCATCAATACTGCCCTCCCCACCGATCCGGCTCAGTCCAGCGAACGCCGTGCTCGGCGCCGAAGGCGTGCATCACTTCGAACAGGTCGCTGAACCACTTCTGCGACTGCTTGCGGGTCGAGACGCCCAGGACGACGAATCCGCCGTCGATGCCCGGTACCGCGTCCTGCTTCTGCACCGCAGCGCTGAAGATGTGCTTCCAGTCCTCATCCGTGAGCTTGCGGCCGTACCACTCCACCTGCTGGGAGACGTCGCGGAGCATTGCCCACATCTTCCGGTTGCATACGTCCGGGCGTTTCTCGTCCTTGATGACCACCACCTTGGGCTTGGTCAGGTCGATGGCGTGCAGGGCGCCGTACAGGCGGTTTAGGTCCTGGCTGCTGCGGATGGCGAACTCAGTCATGACGCCACCGCCTTCGGCTGAAGCCGCTCCAGCCGCTCGCGCAGTTCGTTGATCTCGTCCTGGGCGGCGTCCATCACCTTCTGAGCCTCGTGCACGTCGATCCAGTTGCCGCTGACGTCCTCGAACTTCTGGATTCGAGATCCGGACGGCGCCAGCAGGAAGCTGAAGCGCGGTATGGCGTTCAGCTTGTCCCAGAACTCGAAGCCCTGGCGGGTCTTGATGTTTCTCATGGCGCCACCTTCAGGCCCTGGGCCTCGATAGCCGACCTGCACTCACCAAGCGCATGGTTGTAGGCCTCTTGCACAGCTTCCTCCTTGGAGGTACTGGTCCTGCAGTTATCCTCGGAAGGAAGTTCCACCACCACGGCCTCGCGGGAGGCCTGCCACATTTGCCAAGCAAGCTCAGTGGACTCCTTGACGTAAACCTCGCTGAGCATGTGGAAGGCCGTGTAAGTCTTCCATCCAAGCCTCTCGCAGTAGGCCGTGTATGCCGCCTCGAACTGCTCGCGCATCTTGTTGGTGTCCATCAGTGCTTCTCCTGCAGCGCTTTGCCGATCTTCGCGGCAGCTACGGTGATTGCTCGCCGAAGCGATCCAGACCTTCCGGACTCATCAACCCATCCGATAATCTCGCCAATCCCGAACCGACAGGCCTGAACAAACTTCTGCCCTGGAAACCATTCGATGTTTAGGCATAGATCCGCAGCCAGGCGCAGCGCATCGCCGTCATCCTGGAGCGGATTCCAGTACTCGCACTCGACCTCGTCGTAGATCGCCCCATCCAACCCGTGCCGCTCGACCATCCCGGGGAACTGGCACCAGGTGCCGTTGATGCCGACTGCCTTCGCCGCCAGTTCCAGCAATTCGCGATCTGTCAGGCTCATACGCCCTCCCCGGCCGGCTGCCCGGCGCGCTTGATGTTCAACTTGGCCAGCAGGTGTGCACGGTTCATGCTGCCTCCTTGCGAGCATTCAGCTTCTCGACGAACTTGGTGAGCGCCCATTCGCTGCGGCTCATCTGACCGTGCATGGCGGTCTTCTCGGAGTTGGCTACGCGGCTCACGCCGGCCAGGTAGCGTTCACGCACGCTACGGTCCATGGCCGCCACTGCTGAGCCCTGGGCAATCTCGTAGATATGCAATGCGCCAGGGTGCGGCTGCTTCATGCCGACACGCAGGTAGCCGTGGTATGCGTCCTTCCCAAGACCATGCTCGATCAGGCCGTGTAGTTCGTGGGTGCTGAATTCGACGGTTCGGCCGGCGTAGAGAACAAGAAGCCGCGCGCCGCCGACGCCTGGGAACATGAACTGCATGTCGCCGTAGGCAATCACCACTGGGCAACCAGTCGCGGCGCTGGCGTCCATCGCCTTTTCTCGCTCGACTTCCGTGGGGTGAGGGCCTTTCACCTCAACGAACACGCCGGCCCGAGGCAGATAGAAATCCGGCAGGTAAGCGCCGTGACGGGTTTTGACCAAGCGCGGCTCATACAGCCAGTCGATGTTCAGGGCATCCATCATGTCGGCCCAGCGAGTTTCGGAGTGCGAGCGCATGAGATAGGCGCCGCGTACGAAGATTGTCTGGCTCATCAGTGCGCACCTTTGAAGTTGTTCATCATCGACCGGGCCGAGCGGCGCGGGGCTGGAGTGGTCCGCTCTTCCTCCTCGCGGTCGCAGTGGGCGGCGTTTACGAAGCGGGCGTACTCGCCCTGGAACTGGAGCAGGCAGCCTTTCGGCTGGGCGTGCCGGACTTTCACGACGTCGACCTCAGTGATTCCATTGCGGCCGCGTTCTGAATCGTTGTCGCGGTGCGCCATGATGATCACGTCGGCGTCCTGCTCGATCTCGCCTGAGTCACGGAGGTCGCTCATCTTGGGCTTCGGATCAGCACGGGTCTCGATGCCGCGGTTCAGCTGGGCCAGCACCACCACCGGAATGCCGAGCTCTTTGGCAAGAGCCTTGAAGCCTCGGGTGTAGGAGCCAAGCTCAAGGTTGCGGTTTTGGATGCGGCTGTTGGGATCGGTGGCGATCATGCTGAGGTAATCCACCACGATCAGGTCCAGTTTCTTGGCTCGATGCTGGAACCTGGCGATGCTGCAGATGCGGGAGAATGTGAGCGCGCCCTTGTCGCAGATTCGGATATCGGCACCGGACAGCTTGGCCACCGCCGCCATGATCCGAGTTGAGGCGTCTTCGTTCTTCACCGCTTCACCGGTTTCGATCCAGTTCTGGCTGACGCCAGAGACCGCTGCGAGCGAGCGTTTGGCCAGTTCCTTGAAGGGCATTTCCAGCGAGAAGACTAGCGAGGCTCCGCCCTTCAGGGCGACCCTGTCAGCCAGACTGGTACCCAGCACCGTTTTTCCGGTACCGGGCCTGCCGGCGATGATTACCAGGTTTCCCGGCCGAGCGGTTCTGACGATCTTGTCCAGCTCGATCAGGCCGAAGTCCTGACCCATGACCTGAACACCGTCCAGACGATCCTGCATGTCCTCGAATACAGGGCCAAGTGCCTGCTTCATGGTCACCACATCCGGGGTCTCTTCCTGCGCGTTTAGCTCAAGCACCAGGGACTGGGCCAGCGAGATCTGCTCAGGAATACTGCCAGCGGCCATTGCCAGATCCATGATTCGCTGCCCAGCCTCGTACAGTCTGCGGGCTTTAGCGCGCTCCACCACGATCTTGGCGTAGTGACGGCCGTTTGCTGCGCTCGGGACTTGGTACATGATCTCTGCGGCATAGGCGATCGTGATCTGGCCGCTCGGCAGTTCCGAGCGGATCTCAGACAGGGTGATCGGGTCCGGCACCATCTTCTTCGAATGGCAAGCCAGGATCAGGGCGTACAGCGTGCCGTTGTCGTCGGCGCTGAAGTCGGCCAGGTCGAGGAATGCGCCGATGTCTTCGCACAGGTCAGGCTGGTGCATGAGGGCTCCCAGCACACCGTGCTCCGCTTCCATGGCAACCAACTGGCGTTCCATGCTCATACGGCCTCCAGAACTTTCAGGACTTTGTCCTGGCGGGTCAGGAACTCGATGTCAGCAGTCCAGCCCCGATCATTCGAGCCGGTCCAGTGAGGGTTGGTCAGACAGTCGTTGAAATACCCCTCCCAGAACTCACTGGTGCGGAACGGGTACGCGCCGTTGATCTCCAGGTTCCAGCAGTTGCGGATCTGGCGCTTGCGCTTCTCGTTGAGCTTCAGGCAGCGAGGCAGGCGATCTCCGCAGACCCGGTTGTACAGATCCATGATCTTGTTGAACGGGATGCGCACGGCCTTGGTGGCGTCAGGTTGGACAGGCTCGGGGGTGGCCTGCTGTTCCGCTTCAGATTCCGAATCCTCGTCCGTCGCAGCGGCAGCGGCGACAACTGCGTTAGCAGTAGTTTTTGTATTTATGTCTTTTATGTGTGTAATTTTCGACACAGTGGCAAGGGTCTTTTCTACACAGTGTGTAGATTTCGACACAGTGGATTTCTGGTCAATTTTCCACTCGGAAACAGGCAGGAAAGTGATCGGATCACGGCTACCGCCATCACGAAACAGCACCCGCTGGCGGATTAGTGAGTTGATCGTGCGGGAGACGTTTGCACGCTCGGCAACGGCCTTTGCTTCGTCCTGGTACATCATCTTGGCGATGTACAGCGCGGCAACCTTCACGGCTTCCTGGTTGTAACCTGCGGTTAGGCGGTGGATTGCCAGAGCCACACGAAGCTCACGCCCCGACAGGTCTGCCGCGATCAGCGCCTCGTACAGATCGTTTTCCATCCGGGTAAACCCCCCGGCTGATTTGAGAGAGATGACGTTACTCATGGGCTGCTCCAGGGCTAGGGGCAGCCAGGAACGCATGCAGGTGCTGCAGGCATTCACGGACGAGCTGTCGTTTGGATTGGCGCGAGTACTGGGCTCGGACCTGGCGAGCGGCACTCACGGCCTTCTCGAAATGATTGCGCGCCACAGAATCGTGGTTAGCATTTTGTGGCGCGGCCCTGGACAGGGCCTGTACACTTGGGGTCTGCATATGCATAATTCCCTTCAGAGTTTTGTGTTGCAGAGAGCCGGGCCTTCACCCCCGGCTTTTTTGTGCCTGTAATTCAGGGAGGGCCTCTGCCCTACCCTGAAGAGTCCCTCGGTGAGGCCCTCATTGGGGCCACCAACTGCAGGACTTTGGCCTTACGGCGGCCAACCACTGATACAGCGCCACTGGCAACAGCTGCTTCGAACACCCGGTTCATCGCAGTGTTGAAATCCCAGTTATTGGCCCTCATCAGCCCCTCTATTCGCTGCCGCACTTCTGGCGTCAGCTGATCAAGCTGCACGGTCATTTGGCCCTCCAAAGGGGCTTCAGCCCGCGATATCTTCTTGCTTGTCCTGCATCAGCTCTTCGATAACGCCGTTGGCTACGGCCCATTCGATGATTTCGTACAGATAGGTGGCGTGCTGCATGCGCGTTTTGCTCGCAGCCTTCCGGAGGATCCGGTCGAGCACAGGTTCAAACCGAACCTTCACCGGGATGGCGCGCTTCTGGCTGGGGTCTTGGTACATGCTGGTGTGGCTCCTTGCGGCTATGAAATTGGTTATGCGGCGGAATTCTTCAGCGCGCTTGCAGGGTCGTCTTCGCGCTTGGCGATCAGCGCACCGCTCGACTCCTTCTCCAGGACGCACTGCATTGGGTAGGAGAACCCCCCAGTGGCACGGCACTGAGAGACGCGGCTTCTAGTAACGCCGAGCGCGTCAGCAATTGCCTTGCCTGAGCCAAACAGCTTCAGGGCGTCGTCGTAGGTCATTTTTTCTCTCCATTTGCATGCCTCGCAGTTTAGACCCTTAAACATCACAAATGCAAACACCTAAACCCAGGAATGTTTAAGATCCTAAATATGGAATTTAAAGACAGACTTCAGACGCGCATGAAGGCCTTGGGGCTGACTGCTGCTGACATCATCAAGCTGACCGGCGTCTCGAAAGGGACGGTGAGTTTTTGGGTGAATGGAAAGAACGGGGCCACCGGAAAGAATCTGCTCTCCTTGGCCAAGGTTCTCAGATGCGCGCCCGAGTGGCTCACCGACGGGAAAAATCCACCCGATACCGAGCCGCAGCCCAGGTCCAACGCCACCATGCTCGGCCCGATCTCCGTCTGGGACGACGACACCCCACTGGACGACGATGAGGTATACGTGCCGTTCCTCAAGGAAGTAGAACTGTCCGCAGGATCTGGACGTACCGTTATCGAAAAGTCGAGCAGCAGAAAACTCCGCTTTGGCAAGCAGACGCTGCGCAACCAAGGCGTGCAGTTCGACCAGGCCGTGTGTGTGACCGTGCGCGGCAACAGCATGGAACCGGTTCTGCCGGACGGCAGTACGGTGGGCGTCGACAAATCGTCGATCGCAGTGAAGGACGGGAAGATGTACGCGATCGATCACGGCGGTGAGCTGCGCGTGAAGACGCTGTACCGGATACCTGGAGGCGGCCTGCGCTTCCGCAGCTTCAACCAGGACGAACATCCGGATGAAGAGTACTCGGCGGATGATCTGACCGAGAAGAACATCAGAATACTGGGGAAGGTTTTTTGGTATTCCGTTCTCCTCTGATTGCTGCTGATTGCGTCACATACCCACAATTATAGAAATGGAGCTGTGCTAAAGTGAGTGACAAACCGAAGCCACAACCGCCAAGACAATCACCACCTCGACCGACCCCAACCCAAGACGGCTGGGGAAGAAAAGACAACGGTGGTGGTAGTCGAGGCCCGAATACCATTTCAGAAAGTCGCCCCGTACCGCCGAGACCGAAAAGGGACCCTTAAAGCATGAGCGATACAGACATTGCCGAAGAGATCCATGAGCTTGAATTCTATGTTCAGCGCAATGTCCGCTACCACATGCGCCGCGGTGCGTTTTTTCTTCGATGGGGACGCTTCACGGCGTTTGTTGGGGTAATTTTCGGATCCGCTACTGTGACATCTCTGATTGCGGGAACCTCACCAGTCATGACTGGTGGAGCGGCCCTTCTTGTTACCTTGGCATCCTCCATTGACTTGGTTGTGGGCACTGGGCAAAGAGCCTGGCTGCATAATGACCTTAGGAAGAGATATCTCGATATCGAGGCAGAATTGCTGGCATCTGGCCCTGGAACCCATCCGGAAACGCTGCGGGCAATGAAGAGCAGAATTCGCAAAATCGAAGCGGACGAGCCCCCTACGCTTCCTGCTCTTGAGCTTCTTGCGCGGGACGATGTGATTCGATCCATGTACCCAAAGGAAGAGGCCGACAAGTACGTCAGCAAGCTTGGATGGTTCAAGCGCACCACGGCTCAGTGGTTTGACTGGGATACCTCCAGCGCATGAGTTGAATCCGTTAAAAAAGGCCCGCTTCGGCGGGCTTTTTCATGCCCAATGGTGCTCAGCGTGCGTAGTCAATCGCGATCGACGCCGCCAGGTCATCGCAATTAGCCGCACCGTTCCTCGCCCTAGCTGTATTCCAGCCGTCTAGATAAATCTGTGCGGCCATACCCTTTGCCATGCCTGCATAGCGCGGATCTTTATCCGGGATTCGTAGCCATTCCCTGAAATCGCCAGCCCTCATCCCGCTCTTGAAATCTGAGCATCCGGACCTCCAGATGGTCACTGCATCGACCGGATCCACATCGGAAGCCTGAGCCGCCGTACACGCTGCAGTCAGCAGAGCGCCAATCATAAAGAAACGTCGCATAACCACCCCTTCTCCTTGATGCGTTGATTGTATGCGTCCGCCCAGAAAATCCCCTAGCTGGAGCACACCGATGGGCGGTTTTTTTGCGTCTGCGCGGTGAGCTTTCGCCTGAAAAGTTTAAGTGATTAAACAAAAGGCTTGACGCCTGCGGTTTAACTTTCTAAATTTACATCCATCGAGGCGCCACTGAGGTCCTCGGCAGGCCCTCACAGGCCGCCGCTCTTTCACATTGATGGGAACCTCGCGGATCGATCCCGGCAACGGCACAGCGCGAGCAATAAATTCGATCCCCATGCCAGCTCTGGAACTGGCCAGCTCGAAGTCAGGCGCATACGGCGCGGATAGAGGGTTGAGCTGTAACGCTCCCTGCCAGGTTGCCCTCAGAACGGGTGGATGGACTGGCACAGCGGGCTTCGCCGGCAACACCGGTGACAGCTGCAGCAATCAAGCAATCGCCCAGGCCACCGTGGCGTGTAACGGAGCCAAGCGAGATTTCCTCGATGCCCTTCCCGCGAGGGGTATCAGGGAAATCACCCCCACAGAAAGGAGCTCTCATGAGCGGATTCACGAAAGGCCAGGCAGTGATCTTCACCAACCCCCGCGGCACCGATAAAGCGGGCAAGTTCGTCAGGACCGAGAACCTGGGCCATGGCCGCGGCGGCGGCGAATACCTGGTCGTCGATGTTGATGGCAAGGAAATGAAGGGCCGAGCCAGCAAAGTTCGCGCAGCTTGATTTCACTGGCTGGCCTTGGCGACAGGGCCAGACAGGAAATCACAGGTGGCCACTGCCTTCCCAGTGAGCGAGCAACGGAGGGTTGAGCCATGAAGTAGGCCAACGCTACACCTCGCGAGGCGCAGTAAGCCTGAAGGCTGCGCCCAACACCTGACAGGCAGCGGTAAGCAGGGCCGACGATGTGACCGCGCATCAGCCTTCGGGCAGGCCCAACCGAAACGACGACGCGTACCGCAGGCGAGTCCGAGGGCATAGCTGGCCAGACTCGACGCATCCCGGGCAGCGCCGGGCGCCTGCGTCCCATTCTCTTCACATCGACCGCATTGGCAGGCGCCAGGCCACCTTCACGGTGGGTTTGGTCACCCGCGCCTGGCTCCTGGCCAATGCGGCCGCACAACCCAACAGGAGGACGCCATGGGCGCACTTCGATCAGCACAATGGCAGTACGACAACCAGTTGCCGCCGGCGGTGAGCGAAAGCTCGGCGGAAGACGCTGAAGCGCGCTGGATCGACGACGGCATTGCCGAGCTGATGGCGCGCCGTGATGTGGTGTTCCAGCGCAACTTCCGGCAGCGTGGCGTGACCTTCGAGCGGTTCGCCATCGCGGTGGACGAGTTCGTGATGGGCCAGCTCGGCCTGTCGGACATCAGCAAGTCGGTGCTTGGCCGCCTGGTCCTGGCTGCGCGCTGCAAGTCGTCCAGCGAAGCGGCATCGGCTGCCGACGAGATCATGAGCGTGCCCAACCCTGACGCCATGCTGCAGGAGATCGCCCGCACGCTGCTCACCCCCTTCGCGAAAGAGGGAGTGCTGGCCCGGGCCGAGGACGATCGATGAAAAGCCCCCACGTCCTGATCGACAACGAGCTCGATGCCATGGCCGACCCGGCAACGCCGGCGTCTTGGCAGGCCATGGTCCTCAAGCTCCTCACCGAAATGCTGGCCGACCAGCGCATCACCATCGAAGAGTTCAACCACTACTGCGGGCGCCTCAACAAGATTGTTGGTGGGCGCAAGGAGGTTGCGTGAGCACTGCACCGGTTAAATCCCTGATCGACGAGCAGCTTGAGCAGATCGAGCGCAGCCTGGCCATCATCGGCGCCGGGCTGCCCCGCGATCTGCCTGTCGCTCACCTTCCGCCGAAGCTGGTAGCAGCCATCAAGTCCGGTCGCATCGCCGTGAGGCCTCGGCCATGACCAGCTTCCAGCGTGCACGTCGCTTCGCCACCTGGCGCGGCAGCTTCATCGCCCTCACCTTCTGCACAGGCTGGCTCCTCCTGAGCGCTCTGGCCGGCACCATCACTTCCTGAATTCACACCCGATGCACGGCGGGCCCTTCGGGGATAACCGTACCCTGAGTGGAGCGTAGGCCGGCAAGAGCGCGCAACCATCACCGGCAGCCAGGGCGATCATTCTACCTCCTGGTCGTGACCTGGCATTTCCCCCTATTCCAACTGACGGCGCCGGCCTGGCGCGAGGTGTTCCAATGTCCGCAGAACAGAAACTGATCGCGATCGAAGAGATCAGCGAAGACAACGCCCCGGCCATCTACGTGGCCGGCGGCCTTCAGCAATTCATCGATCTGGTGAAGGGTGAGGTCCTGGGCGAAGTGCCCGATCTGACCACCCGCAAAGGTCGCGAGCGCATCGCCAGCCTGGCCGCCAAGGTCAGCAAGTCGAAGACCGCCGTCGAGAAGCCAGGCCGCGACTACCTGCGTCGGCTCAAGGAAATGCCGAAGGTTGTCGAGGCCGAGCTGCGCGAGTTCGTGACCAAGATGGACACGCTGCGGGACGAGACGCGCCGGCCGCTCACCGAGTGGGAGGCCGCCGAAGATGCGCGAATTGATCGCCACAACGACCGCCTGAACTGGCTGAAGACGCTGACAGACGACCTGGGCGAACTGACATCGCTGCACATAAAAGGCCTGATCGCTGAGGCTGAAGGGATGCAGCTGGGCGCCCACTGGGAAGAATTCGAAGCCGAAGCTGCAAACACCAAGGACAAGGTTCTGACCACTTTGCGGGCAACGCTGCAGAAGCGCGAGCAGTTCGAGGCAGAGCAGGCCGAACTGGCCCGCCTGCGCCGAGAGGCAGATGAGCGCGCCGAGCGGGACCACATCCGGGCCGCACAGGAAGCCGCTGTCGAGCTGGAGCGCCAGCGCGTGGCCAAGGAGCAGCAGGAGGCGCGAGAAGCCGCCGCCCGCCGCGAGCAGGAGCTGATCTACCAGGCCGCCGCGCAAGAGCGCGAAGCCGAGAACCAACGCCTGCAGCTCAAGTTGCAGGCTGAGCAGGCCGAGCGCGCCCGGATTCAAGCCGAGGCCGACCGCGTCGCCGCCGAGCAGCGAATGGAGCAGGAGCGCCAAGCTGCCGCCCGCCGTCAAGCGGAAGCCGCCGAGCAGGCCCGACAGGAAGAACGCCGCCGGGCTGACGCCGCAGCTGCCGAGATCCTACGCCAGCAAGAAGCTCGCGAAGCCGACAAAGCGCACCGGGCCAGCATCAACCGCGCCGCCCTGGAAGCGTTCGTCGCCGGCGGCATGACCGAGGAATGCGCAAAGCAGTCGATCACCCTGATCGCACAGCGCAAGATTCCTAACATCGCCATTTCCTACTGAGGCACCGACCATGAGCAGCACGATCATTGTGCCGGAGCAGCGCCGCCATGTGGCTGCGCCCGCCCAGGCCGACAGCAGCATCCTGGCCGTAATCAGCCGCGCCGCTACTGACCCAACCTGCGACATCGACAAGCTTGAGCGCCTGATGGCGATGCACGAGCGTATGCAGGCCCGCGACGCTGAGGCCGAGTTCAATGCGGCCATGGCGGCCATGCAGAGCGATATCCCGAGCATCGCCGAGCGCGGCGCCATCGTCGTGAATGGCCAGAAGCGCAGCGACTACGCCACCTTCGAAGACATCAACGATGTGATCAAGCCGATCATGCAGACGCACGGCTTCGCGATCACCTTCAAGGTCGAGAACGTGCCGGCCGGCCTCAGCGTCACCGGCATCCTGATGCACCGCGCCGGGCACCGCGAAAGCACCACCATGCTGCTACCGCTCGATACCAGCGGCAGCAAGAACGCCGTCCAGGCGGTCGGGTCGTCCACCAGCTACGGCAAGCGGTACGTGATGAGCGCCCTGCTCAACCTCACCACACGCGGCGAAGATGACGACGGCCACGCAGCCGTGCCAACGGCGAACGTCACCAGCGTGCAGGCGGCCGGCATCAGCGCCCTGCTCGATCGCTGCACCCAGAAGACCCGCGACTGGTTCACCGGCGAATACGGTTCGGCCGAATGCGTGCCGAAGGGTCGCCACGACATCCTGGTCGCGCAACTGAACAAGGCCATCAGGGCTGCGGAGGCCGAAAATGCAGATCATCAGTGACGTTGAGCAAGGCACCCAGGCCTGGCTGGACCTGCGCCTGGGCATCATCACCTGCAGCGAACTGGACTGCCTGCTGGTGAACGGCAAGGGCGAGGCAGGCTTCGGTGCCGGCGCCTTTACCTACATGAACACACTGATCGGCGAGCGAATCACCGGCGAAGCAGCAGACCCTTTCAGCGGCAACCGCCACACCGAGCGCGGCCATGAACTGGAAGGCACCGCCCGAGGCCTGTACAGCGACCGCGAGGACGTCCAGACCCACCAGGTGGGGATTATCCTCAATCACGGCATCGGCTACTCGCCAGACGCCCTTGTCGGTGACAAGGGCCTGACCGAGATCAAGACCAAGCTGCCGAAGCTGCAGGTCGACGTGATCCTGGGCGGCGAGATCCCGAAAGAGCACGTCGCGCAGTGCCAGGGCGGCCTGTGGGTGTCCGAGCGCGAGTGGATCGACTTCATCTGCTACTGGCCGGGCATGCCGCTGTTCGTGAAGCGCGCCTACCGTGACGAAGCGATGATCCGCAAGTTGTCCGAGCGCGTGAAGACCTTCTACGAAATCCTCGACGAGCGCATGAACCGGGTGCTCGGCATAGCCGCATGAGGTAGGAGCATGAACCAATCCATCGACCTGGAGGCCGCACAAGCGGCCTTTTTCGCGTCTGGCGGCCAGCTGGTTGTGCTGGAGGGATTCACATACCGGCCGCTGCCTCCGCGCAAAGGCCCTGAAGCGCAGCCAGCGCCGGCTGCAAAGGTTTCTGCCAAGAAGGCAACGCCATCGCCTCGCAAGGAAAAAATGAAAGCCCGCGCCGACCAGGTCGCCGAGATGGCCAAGACCATGACCTGTCAGCAGGTTCATGAAGCCACTGGCATTTCCAAGCAGGCCCTATTCCGTGCCTCGCGGGAAGGCAACTTCGTGTTTCGTCGCGCCGAGCGGAAGAAGTCGGCCAACAGCAAGCGCGATGCCCAGCGCCAGATCCAGCGCAACTTGAAGCGGATCGAGGAGCTGAAGGTGGTCCAGCAAATCTGCGCCCTGCGCGATACCGGCCTGCACCGCGCCCAGGTAGCCGAGCAGTTGGGCCTGAATTACGGGACGCTGGTGAACATCATCGAGCGCAATGACATCAACTTCCCACGGGTGCGCGTCAGGAAATGAAGCGCATCAACAACTTGGTCCGCCAGCGCCGGCGGCAAGAACAGTTCCACCTGCCGCCCAGCGGCCTCAAGCCTCTTCCCGATGAATGTCAATCAGGATGGATATCGAATGAACACGAGAAAACCCAAGTCGTTTTACGGGGTGGGTGTCAACGACATAGGTTACAGACCTAACCTCGGATCGATAGTAGTCGACGGAAAACTAAAGAATCTGCGCTGCCAGATCTACGATACCTGGTTCTATATGATCAAGCGCTGCTATAGCGCTAAACGACAGCAACTGAGCCCAGCTTATATTGGCTGCACGGTCTCCTCTGAATGGCATCTTTTCTCCAACTTCAAAGCATGGATGGAGTCGCAGAATTGGAAGGGCAAGCAGCTCGATAAAGACCTGCTAGTCCCTGGGAACAAGGTCTATTCGCCCGATACATGCGTTTTCCTGGAATCCGAAGTTAACAAGCTGATGAGTAGAGGCGCTGCGTCACTGGGCGTCGGGCTGATTGGGTGCACCAAGAAATCGGGAAGATCAAAATTCATTGCGCAATGCCGGAACCCAGTCAGCGGGAAGCGCAAGCATTTAGGCTCGTTCGATACCGCAGAGCAAGCGCATGAAGCGTGGAGAGAATTCAAACACAGCCTTGCTTTGATGTACGCCGATAGAGAGCCCGATCCGCGAATCGCTGATGCCTTGCGTACAAGGTACGCAAAGTCAGTATGAAATCTGCAAGTTTCCAATCTGAGGAGCACCGAAATGCAGAAAGCACCTTCTGGAGTCGTAACCCTGCCGGCCTGGATGAATCGGCCGGTCAAGAAGCTGTACAACACCCGCAGCGGCGGCCAGTACCGGCCTGATGATGTGGCATTGGCCTTCGCCCTGAGCCTGCGGGTGCACGACAGCGCCGATCACCTGCGCAGACTGGCCCGGCGCCTGGTAGACAAAGTGTGCTTGGAGCATCAGCCGAACATGAAGCGCTTGGCCCGCGAGCCGGACGACGCCAAGGTGTTCGACGCCACGCTCAAGATCATCAACCGGGTGTGCGACCTGCTCGATATCGGGCCGGGAGCCACCTTTGTGCGCAATGGGGGCGATGATGGCTCTGACGCAGCAGCAGCGTGACGAGAAGCGCAGGGCCAAAGAGTCGCGCGCCAAGGTTGAAGATCTGCGGATGAAGGCCGGACAAGGCACCCGCCAGGCCCTGGCCGAGATCATGCAGTGGGCCCAGGTCGAGGAAAACGGCGAGGCCATGACCCTGCTGATCCACCGCATCCATGAATTAGGGCCTGAAGCGGCCCGCCACTTCCTCAGTGCTCCGCGCCACGAAATCGTTGTGTCGGATTTTGTGGCGCTCCGGCTCGACCAGTTCCGCATTGGCCGCGAACTGCGCGCGCCTGACCTGATGCTGGGCGACGACCCTGACGATACAGGGCTGCTGCTGATCGCCAGCCGCGCCTGACACCAATTCCGCATTACCACCTCACCGCCACCAGCCATGGAGGGCGGCCTACACCCTGGAGAAAGTCATGACCCAATCTGTACTGCAATCCATTGCCGCCGCCGATCTGCCGGAGCGCGGACAACCACTGGCCGGCGGCATCTTCGTAACTCGCTACTGGCTGAATGGCCAAGAGCGCGCCCTGGTGCTGATGTCTGAGGAGTTCGAAGGCGCCTGGGGCGAGTACGTCGTCGAGATCAAAGGCGCCGGCAGCTACAGCGATGGCGAGGCGAACACCCGCGCCATGGCTGAGGCCGGTAGCGCGATTGCCACCAAGGCCCTGGAACTGGGCGCGTTCATTCCATCCTGCCTGGAAGGCCAGCTGGTGATGGCCGCCAAAGCTGATGGCCTAGTGACCCTGCGCGAAGATCGCTGGCACTGGCTGAGTTCGCAGTTCTCCGCCGGCAACGCCTCCATCATGGACTTTGAGGGTGGCTGGCTCCTCTTCACCGACGAGGACTACGAGCGTCTCGTCCGCCCCGTCCGCAGATTTATTCCGTAATCCACTTCTTCATTCATGGGCGCCTCGGCGCCCTCGCTTTTAGGAGGCCAGGATGGCCCTGCACACAGAGCTTGAGATCCACAAGGTAGCCGAGGAACTGCTCGGCCTTTCGCTCGACCTGGTTCGAAATATCCCCCGCGACCTTAAACAGGTTGTCGGCTCGAAGATCCGGGACGAATGCCTACAAGCTCTGGTGCTGATAGGTCGCGCCAACATGGCACGGGACAAGCTCCCGCACCTGAACCTCCTGCTCGAAAGCGTCTGGATGCTGAACTACCTGCTGCGCGCCCTCACCAACAAGGGCCTGATCAGCAAGGGTCAGCACGCCAAGGCAATGAAGCTCACGGCCTCCGTAGGCCGCCAGGCCAATGCCTGGAAGAAATCCGCAACCGCGTCCGCTGCTTGAGGGTTAAGGCCCTCCTGCCTGCACGCTGAATCTGGTCGTGCCGCTGATCTGTGATCACCGCCATGCGCACCACGGATACCACCAGCAGATTCTGGAAGGTCCGGCGCAGTTTCCAGGCTGAGCAATCGTCCTGGCGACGTAGATTGCACGATAGGTCGCAGTTCTCCGCCAACAACGCCTACAACATGGACTTTGAGGATGGCTGGCTCAACAACAACGACAAGAACAACGAGCGTCTCGTCCGCCCCGTCCGCAGATTCGCCCGTTGCGAGCTTCACCTTCGAGGAATTGGCCCAGGCCTACTACGACTGCCGACGGCACAAGCGGAACACCGCGAGCGCACGACGCTTCGAAGTGGACATGGAGATCAATCTCCTCGACCTATTCGACGAGCTCCAGGCCGGCACCTACCGGCCCGGCCGCTCAATCTGCTTTGTGGTCACCCGGCCAAAGGCCCGCGAGGTGTGGGCTGCCGACTTCCGCGACCGCATCGTGCACCACCTGCTGTACAACCGTATCGGCCCCGCCATCGAGCGCAGCTTCATAGCGGACAGCTGCGCCTGTATCCCAGGGCGCGGCACGCTGTACGCCGGTAAGCGGATGGAAGCAAAGATCCGCAGCCAGACGCAGAACTGGTCGCGGCCTGGCTTCTACCTCAAGTGCGACCTGGCCAACTTCTTCGTGTCGATCGACAAGCGCGTGCTGGGCCGCCAGCTGGCCGAACGAATCGACGACCCATGGTTCCGCCAGCTGGCCCTGCAGGTGCTGATGCACGACCCGCGAGAGAAGTACGTCGAGCGCAGCCCGGCGCACCTGTTCAACCGGGTGCCGCAGCACAAGCGCCTCACCGCGCAGCCGGCTTACCTTGGCCTGCCCATCGGCAACCTGTCATCGCAGTTCTTCGCCAACGTCTACCTCGACGCCCTGGACAAGTTCTGCAAGCACACGCTCAAGGCCAAGCACTACATCCGCTACGTCGACGACTTCGTGCTGCTGCATGAGTCGCCGCAGCAGTTGAATGACTGGTTCCGGCAGATCGAAGACTTTCTGCCCAGCCTTGGCGTAAGACTCAATCCTTCGAAGACCATCCTGCAACCGATTGATCGTGGTGTGGATTTCGTCGGACATGTGATCAAGCCCTGGCGCCGCACCACTCGCAAGAAGTCGGTGGCCCAGGCAATGAAGCGCACAGCTGCAGCTCCAGCAGAGAACCTGCGCGAGACGGCCAACAGCTACTTCGGGCTGCTTGGCCAGGCCAGCCATAGCCAGCGAGACCGCGCTGCTCTGGCCAACCTTGTGCTGCGCCGCGGGCACGTAGTCACCAGCGACCTGACAAAGACTTTCCCGAGGAAACCATGACCACAGCAATCGACCTGTTCGCCGGCCTCGGCGGATGGAGCACCGGCGCGCGCGCTGCAGGCGTCCAGGTTCTCTGGGCGGCAAACCACTGGCCAGAAGCCGTGAAATGGCATGCGGCCAATCACCAGGACACCGACCACGTATGCCAGGACTTGCACCAGGCCAACTGGGCAGCAGTTCCGCGTACCGATATCGGCATCGCTTCACCATGCTGCCAGGGCCATGCAAGAGCCCGCGGCAAGAAGAGCGGTAACCCAGAGCACGATGCGTCGAGGTCCACGGCATGGGCGGTGCCATCAGCGGCCGAGGTGCTGCAGCAGGACGCATGGGTGGTCGAGAACGTGCCCGAGTTCGTCAACTGGGTGCTCTACCCCAGCTGGGTGGATGCGATGCGGCGCCTTGGCTACCAAGTCGCACCTCACATTGTCGACTGCGCTGACCTCGGCGTGCCTCAGCACCGGGTGCGCCTGTTCCTTGTCTGCACCAAGAGCAAGGCGCCGATTCAGCTGCAACTGCAGCAGTGCGAGCATGTCCCGGCCAGCACCTTCCTCGACTTCGAGGCCGGGCGCTGGTCGCAGATCGAGAAGCCTGGTCGAGCCCAGGCCACGCTCGACCGTGTGCGCAACGGCCGCCACCGCTTCGGCGACCGTTTCATCATGCCCTACTACGGAAAGGGTTCCGGAACCACAGGCCGCGACATCAATCGGCCGATCGGCACCATCACGACCCTGGATCGATGGGCACTGGTCGACGGCGACCGTATGCGGATGCTCAGCGCCAGCGAGGCTCTGGCCGCAATGTCGTTCCCGGCTGACACCCTGCGGCCGGACAACCACCGCCTGACCTTGCACATGGCCGGCAACGCAGTCCCGCCATTGGCAGGCCAACGCGTTATCGAGGCACTGTTGAAAGCCGCTTGACCGCAAGAGCACATTTGTACTCCACCCAGCTGTAACCCCTCTCCCTTCTATTCACTGCCGCGATATGGCGGCCAAGGAACGACCGTGCCTGTAGAAAAAACTGCTCTGGACTCCATTGATCTCGACGCCCTGCATGCCACCGCCAAGGCCGCTGCCGAGGATGTGATCCGCTCCCACGGCTGGAAGGGAATGGTCGAAGACGCCGACCTGCTGGGAACCGATGAGCGCTACCTGGTCCTGGCTGACCCGGCCGTAGTCCTGGCCATGATCGAAGAGGTGCGCAACTTGCGCCAAATGCTGCAGCAGTCGCGAGTGCCGGACGGCTTCGCTTTGGTGCCGCAAAGCATGTTGCTCAGCAAGGACGTCATCGGCGTCATCAATTTCCATTGCGGCGACACCGATCAGGAAGAAGGCGGCCAGTTCGGGCAGTACACCGATGGCCGGCTGTGGGTCGGCTACGTGCTGGACGACGATGGGAACAAAGTCCACGGGCTGCACATCGCGACCGATGAATACCCGGAGGAAGGAAGCACGACGCTGATTGAGTTCCCGGCGGTGCAGCCATGAACCGCCTCGCCCTCTGCCTCCTGCTGCTGGCCACCCTGGCCGGCTGCGAACCGATGACGCCAGAGCAGGTCGCTCAACAGAAGTTGGATTGGCCACTTCGCGATACCACTGTCGATCACGACGATGCCCGGGGCGTTACCTGCTGGAAATGGTCGGCAGGCGGCGGCGCCGGTGCTGCGAGCGGGCTTTCCTGCCTACCCGACTGGATGCTGAAAGACCATGAACTGGCCGGCAACCAGCGCCAGCTCTCCCCGCACGAAACCCAACCCGAACCTACACCCGCTCTGGCGCCTGGGCGCTGGATTGATGAGAGGTATGAGCTGTGAGCCTGGTCCGAGAAAACCTGATGACCCGCGAAGGCTACTCGCCGTACTGCGGCGGTGATCGTTGCCCGCACCTGATGCCGCGCACCACTTGGGATGGCGAGCAGTTCAAGTGCCGGTGCGGGTGGCGCTCGCAGTTCCCGGCGGACTTCATCGCCGAGTACAAGGCCAAGTGGCATGGAGGGCCGAAGCCATGACCGACCTGATCGCAGTGAAGACCGCCGAGCTGGCCAGCCACGCCCTCGACTGGGCAGTGGCACAAGCTGAAGGCCTGGATGCTCACCTGGTGCCACCACAGTACAACGTCCCTTGGCGCGTCTTCTGGACGAAGCGCGGCCAGGCGCTGGAGTGGGACGTGCTCTACAACCCGCACGAGGACTGGGCGCTGGCCGGGCCGCTGATCGAGAAGTACAAGGTGTCGCTCTCGCCGCCAACCAGCGCCGTGCACCGCAACTTCGGCTACATGGACAAGCGCAACGGCCACTACGAGTCGGGATTCTGGAGCAGCACAATCTTCGGCAAGGAGCGCAAGCACCGCCGCACCGCATTCCACCATCCCGATAACCCGCTGATCGTGGTCATGCAGGCGATCGCGCAATTTGAGCTCGGCGATACCGTCCAGGTGCCCAAGGAGCTGATGCCATGTTCCTGATGCCGATCGCCGCACCACTGGTCATGGTCTACCTGATCTACAGAGGGCCAAGATGAATGAGATCCGGCATGTCGCAACCGTCATCACGCCCGCCCATCGAAAGTTCGACTATTGGAGCGTGATCGTCAAAACCGATGCTGAACCACCCTCCATTGTGGTCCTCAGCTACCGAACCGAAAAGGCAGCTCTGGAAGTAACTCCCGGTTCCGCGATTCCGCCACCAGCCGATTACGGCATCGTTGCTGCTGACCTGAAAATCCCTTCCTAACCCATCACCTTACTACTCAAGCCCGCCGACATGCGCGGGGCGAGGAGCGATCATGTCCGATTTCCAGACGACATCCGAACCCGTGGCCAGAAAGTGCCACATCTGCTGCGAGTGCCGCGGGCACATCGAGCCAGGACAGACATACCAACTCGTTGCCGGCTGCTGGGAAGGTGACATGAGCAGCTTCAAGACCTGCGCGGGCTGCGTCCAGGCGCGCAACTGGGCAATCGCTCAGCCCGAGTGGGGAGGCGACGGCGAGAACCTCTACTACTTCGGGATGCTTGAAGAAGACCTCTGCAATCTGGCGCCGGAGATGGACTTCGGTGACGGCCGCCGCTTCAAGACCTATCGATTCCAGGTGCAAATGCGCCAGCGCCGAGACCAGGCCCAGTTGCAGAGAGCAGCCTGGCCACCAACCTGCCGCCACCGGCGGCGTGGAGACCATCCATGAACCTGATCGACTGCTACGTCACGAAGATCCTCGGCGAGCCGTACCGCAAGTTCGGCGCCTGGTGGGTCGACGTCGAATACAACAGCTGGGGCAGCGTCAGCACCACCCGGCTCATGTTCCGCACCGAGGAAGCCGCCCGGGCGGCGCAGGTCGGGCACCACTTCACGGCCTGAGGAGGCCCACAACATGGTCCGATACAAGACCGTAGAGCAGTTCTCTCGAGAATCCGGCTACACACCTGACGCCATAAGGACCAAAATCCGTGACGGCAAATGGCCGAAGCACATGGTCTGGCGTAAAGCGCCGGATGGAAGAATCCTAATTGACGTTGAGGGGTATTACTCATGGGTAGAGATGGGGGAGGCGTCAGGCCCGCGTCTTCAAGTAGTATCGAAATCACATTCCAATACCAGGGCGTCCGCTGCCGGGAGCGGGTCCAGCTCAAGCCCACCGCCGCTAACCTGAAAAAAGCAGAGCAGCACAAAGCCGCGATCGAACATGCCATTTCAAACGGCACTTTCGACTACGCCACCACGTTCCCGGCATCAAAGCGCGCGGCCAAATTCGCCCGCGTAAGCTCAAATCAGAACATTGGCGTCTATCTCGACGAGTGGCTCGAGCGAAAGACCCCGAAGCTGAAAACCAGCACTGTGATTCTGTACAGATCAATAATCAGGTCAGTCCTCAAGCCGTTTTTTGGCAACCTGGCACTGTGCGACCTGAATAAAAAGGTGCTCAAGGAAAAGTTTTCTGAATACAAGGCCTCAAACACCAGGATCACCAGCGTTCAAACCTGCTTTCGCTCTGCGTTAAACGATGCGATCGAGGACGAGATAATTGACAGCCATCCGCTTTCTGGATGGTCTTACCGGAATCGGGAAGAGGTCAAGGAGGACGATGACATCGATCCTTTCACGCGCGAAGAACAGCAGGCGTTATTGAAAGCATCGAGAGGGGAGACGTGGGCGCAACTGCAGTTCGCTTTCTGGACCGGCCTTCGACCGAGCGAGTTGATTGCGCTTGAGTGGGGGGATATCGACTGGATAGCCGGAGAGATCCGAGTAGTTCGCGCCAAGACCCGCGGCGCCATTGTCCCGGAGTCGACGAAGACACCATCCAGCCGGAGGACCATCAAGATGCTGGGCCCTGCCAGGGAGGCGCTGCTGAAACAGAAAGAACTAACCTTCCTGGCCGGAAGGCACATTTTCCTTGACCCCGTTACAGGAGAGCCATGGAAGCATGCTGGCTACATCTACAAAACCGTCTGGATGCCTGCCATGAAAAAGTCAGGCGTACGGTGGCGGCGCCCTTACCAGAGCCGACACACATACGCCTCGATGATGCTCAGCGCCGGCGAGAATCCTATGTGGGTCGCCAAGCAGATGGGTCACAAAGACTGGACGATGATTGCCAAGGTTTACGGCCGCTGGATGCCCTCCGCTGACGTCGGAGCCGGAGGGCGAGCTGAGGCACTTTTTGCCGGTAATGCCAGCCTTATGACAACTTCCTCTCTAGACCCCGCTATTTGACTGGGCCAGATCAAACCGGTCCAGCTCCATGACCTTCACCCAAGCCGCCACGAAGTCCTTGACGAACTTGTCCTTGCCATCACTGCTGCCATACACCTCGCTCAACGCCCGCAACTGTGCATGCGACCCAAACACCAGGTCGACCCGGCTCCCGGTCCATTTCACCTGCCCGGTCTTGCGGTCGCGGCCTTCGAAGGTTTCGTTGTCGGCCGAGGTCGGCTTCCACTCCACGCCCATGTCCAGCAGGTTGCGGAAGAAGTCGTTGCTCAAGGTACCCGGCTTGTCGGTGAACACCCCATGCTTGCTGCCGCCATGGTTGGCGCCCAGCACCCGCAGGCCACCGATCAGCACGGTCAGCTCCGGCGCGGTCAAGGTCAGCAACTGGGCCTTGTCCAGCAGCAGCTTCTCGGCCTTGACGCTGTAGCGGGCCTTGCTGAAGTTGCGGAAACCATCGGCCAACGGCTCCAGCACGGCGAACGACTCGACGTCGGTCTGCGCCTGGGAGGCATCCACGCGGCCCGGGCGGAACCCCACGCTGCCGGTGTAGCCGGCATCCTTGGCGGCCTTCTCCACGGCGGCGGTACCGCCCAGCACGATCAGGTCGGCCAGGGAGACCTTGTTGCCGGACTCGGCGCGGATCTTCTCCAGCGCCGCCAGCACCTTGTCGGTGCCCTGGTTGGCCGCCCAGTCCTTCTGTGGCGCCAGGCGCAGGCGGCCACCATTGGCACCACCGCGCTTGTCGGAGCCGCGGAAGGTCGAGGCGGCGGCCCAGGCGGTGGACACCAGCTCGCCAACACTCAGGCCCGAAGCGAGGATCTTGCTCTTGAGTGCAGCGATGTCCTGCTCACCCGGCGCCGCCTGGTCGGCCTTGGGCAGCGGGTCTTGCCAGAGCAGTTCCTCGTTGGGCATTTCCGGCCCGAGGTAGCGCGCCAGCGGGCCCATGTCGCGGTGGATCAGCTTGTACCAGGCGCGGGCAAAGGCATCTGCCAACTGGTCGGGGTTGTCCTTGAAGCGCCGGGCGATCGGTTCGTAGATCGGGTCGAAGCGCAGTGCCAGGTCGGAGGTGAGCATGGACGGCGCGTGTTTCTTGCCCGGGTCATGGGCATCCGGCACGGTGCCTGCGCCCTTGCCCTCTTTCGGCCGCCACTGGTTGGCGCCAGCCGGGCTCTTGGTCAGTTCCCATTCGAAGTTGAACAGGTTGTTGAGGTACTCGTTGCTCCAGCGCGTCGGGGTCGAGGTCCAGGTCACTTCCAGCCCGCTGGTGATGGTGTCGCCCCCCTTGCCGGTGCCGAACTTGTTGGCCCAGCCGAAGCCCTGCTGTTCCAGGCCTGCCGCTTCCGGCTCAGGTCCGACGTTATCGGCCGGGCCGGCGCCGTGGGTCTTGCCGAAGGCATGGCCACCGGCGATCAGCGCCACGGTTTCCTCGTCGTTCATGGCCATGCGGCCGAAGGTCTCGCGGATGTCCTTGCCCGAGGCCACCGGGTCGGGGTTGCCTTCCGGGCCTTCCGGGTTGACATAGATCAGCCCCATCTGCACGGCAGCCAACGGGTTTTCCAGGTTGCGCTCGGCCTGCAGGTTGCGGCTCTGTTCTTCGCCATGTTTGGCAGGCTCGGCCACCAGGTCACCCTGCCCGGGTGGCTGGGCCTTGAGCTGCTCCTTGCCATAGCGGGTATCACCGCCCAGCCAGACCTTTTCCGAGCCCCAGTACACGTCTTCGTCCGGCTCCCACACGTCGGCGCGACCGCCCGAGAAACCGAAGGTCTTGAAGCCCATGGATTCCAGGGCGACGTTGCCGGTGAGCACGATCAGGTCGGCCCAGGAGATCTTGTTGCCGTACTTCTGCTTGATCGGCCACAGCAGGCGCCGGGCCTTGTCCAGGCTGACGTTGTCGGGCCAGCTGTTGAGCGGGGCGAAACGCTGCTGGCCGGAGCCGGCGCCGCCACGGCCGTCACCGATACGGTAGGTGCCGGCGCTGTGCCAGGCCATGCGGATGAACAGTGGGCCGTAGTGGCCGAAGTCGGCCGGCCACCAGTCCTGGGAGTCGGTCATCAAGGCCGTCAGGTCACGCTTCAAGGCCTGGAAATCGAGGCTCTTGAATGCCTTGGCGTAATCGAAGTCCGGGTCGGGACTGGACTTGGTGGAGTGCTGGTGGAGAATCCTCAGGTTGAGCTGGTCAGGCCACCAGTCACGGTTGGTGGTGCCGCCACCTGCGGTTTGATGGAACGGGCATTTCGATTCGTTCGACAT